GAAAGGGAGCGGAAGATAACCGCTACCTCTGGGGTGAAATGTTACGAGCTATACGGGAAATTCAGCCCGCTTGGGTCGTTGGTGAAAATGTTAATGGTCTCCTCTCAATGGTACAGCCCGGTGAGGAGGTTAAGATGGGACGTACGGACGATTTGTTCGAAGAGAATTACATATACAGAACAGAGCAGCAATTCACAATTGATGCCATCTGTGAAGACCTCGCGCACGCAGGATATTCCGTCCAGCCGTTTATTATTCCGGCTTGTGCCGTCGGAGCGCCCCACAGAAGAGATAGAGTGTGGATTGTTGCAAGACTTAATGCCGACACCGATTGCCAGCGATGCGCAGGGAGGGGCAGTCAAACTTACACAAGGGACAAGGCTTCGAAACGGGCAAGTGTTTTCCGCAACATTGAAAGACCTTGCGGCGTGCAAGATGTTGCCGACTCCGAAAGCACAGGAAGCGAGGGGAAATTGCAGTATGAACAGAAAGAAAGGCAATCTTACGGACAGAATATCAGAGATTATATCCCCAATTGGGACAACTTCCCAACTCAATCCCCTGTTTGTAACCGAAATGATGGGCTATCCTTTGACGTGGCTAACCTTACCATTTCTTTCCCAAAGTGGCGAAGCAAAAGTATTGAAGCGTTAGGAAATGCGTGGGTGCCACATGTAGCCTATGAGATTTTTAAGGCAATAGAGAATCACGATAAATAAAAATAAACAACAATGAAAGCAAAAATCAAATCAACAGGCGAGATAGTCGATATATCGCCAAGCGGTGTAACATCAGTACAAAGAACGTGTACAAAATATGCAACGAAAGATGGCAGAGAATTGTTAGATTTAGCATTGGAGTTTTTACCTAACATTGACTGGGAGCAACGTCGCTATGAAATAGCAAAAGAGGCAATGAACAGACTTTTGGCTGCTCCTGTTGTGGATGGAATTAACCCAAACCCAAGCTTCAAAGATATTGCAACGTTTTCTGTAAGGCTTGCCGATGCGCTAATCGAAGAATTGAAAGGAGGCAGCAATGAAGCGTAGGTGTATAAAGTGTGAACACGGTTACAGCCCCATCCCAGGCAGTAGCCGTATTGATTTTCAGTGTTGCGGCTTTGGATTGAAAGATGGTGCTGCTCCTGTCGGTGAATTCTGCCCTATAGATGGAAAGAAGTTACAAAACTTGAGAAAAGAATATGAATAACATAAGTTTAAGAACAGCAATAAAACGAGCAGAAGCAGATGCGAATAGATTAAGTATTAGGAAACATTAAAATCCTTTCCAGTTCTTGACATTTTGGAAAGAAATAGAACAATATGAACAATTGGAACAAACTTAGAGATCTCGCCTATCAAACAGCTAAAGATCATGGATTTCATGATGGCGATGAGAGTGTGCAACATTACCTATGCTTGGTAATAACAGAACTTGCTGAAGCTGTTGAGGCGGATAGAAAATGCTGGAGAGCAAGGTTGGATATGTACGAAAAGGAAAGCACAACACCACAAATACAACAACATGTTGATAAACACAAAGAATTTTGCTTTAAGATGTTTATCAAGGATACTGTTGAGGATGAGCTGGCAGATGCCACAATACGACTCTTGGATCTCGCTGGAATGATAGGGCTGGATCTGAATACAAACATTCATCAGATAAACAGTATGCGCATCAGTAAGCATAATTATGTAAACAATAAGCAATATGTTAAGTATACAAACTCAACATTTACAGAATGTGTTTACAATATTATAAGAGAGCTCACAAAAATAGATTCAAAAGATGCTGTTATTTGTGCTTTTAATAAGATAATAACGCTGACTGAGTTTCTGGAGATAGACCTGGCAAGGCACATAGAGCTTAAGATGGAGTATAACAACGGGCGTAGTCACAAACATGGTAAAAAGTATTGATATGAATGCAGAAAAGAAAAAAGTGATCCTCACTCTGTGCAAGGTGTTTCCTGTAACACATAGACAGGCTGGAAAGCCTACAGAATTTGGTAAGCACCTCCAGGAGGGCGTGAAGATCCACACAGTGCGGGGCAATAACAAAAACCTCTGGGATCAGAGAGTCGATCAGATAAAGGCTGGCAAAAAGTATCTCTCGGTGAGGGAATGGAGTGGCAGACCTTACAACTCTGAGCAAAGGGAAATAGCCCAGCACCAAAATGTTGGGCTGCAACACATAACAATAACGAATAGTACAGACGATTCAGAACCACAATGTTGGGTTGATGATAAGAAAGTCTCTATTCGTGAAATTGCCAAGAATGATGGTCTTTCGGTGGAAGATTTTGTAGAATGGTTTCTTAAGGAAACAAACGTGTTTGAGGGTGTGATAATTCATTTTACGAATTTCAGATACTAAACATAATTACAATTATAATTCAAAATTAAATAAGTTATGAAGATTTTATTTTTCGACCTGGAAACGACAGGAACACTACCAGGTAAACACGGTATTCACCAGATTTCTGGTCAGATCGTTATTGATGGCGATGTAAAGGAAAAATTTGACTTTCATGTACAACCTAATCCAAAGGCTGAAATTCTGGATGATGCTCTTGCTGTAGCAGGTGTAACCCGTGAACAAGTTCTCAATTATCCGCCAATGGGTGAAGTGTACAAGGAGCTTGTGGCAATGCTTGGGAAGTACGTAGATCAGTTTAATAAAAGGGATAAGTTCTTCCTTGTCGGTTATAACAATGCTTCATTTGACAATCAGTTCTTGCGTGGCTTTTTCTTACAGAACGGCGACAAGTATTTTGGGTCTTGGTTTTGGAGCAATCCTATTGATGTGATGGTGTTGGCAACTCCTTTCCTGGTAGACCAGCGCAATCAGATGCCTAACTTCAAGCAGGGTACTGTGGCAAAGACTCTCGGTATACAGGTAGATGATAATAAGCTACATGATGCTATGTATGATATTGAGATCTGTAAATCCATCTATGACAAGGTCTGTGGAAAATATTAACGAAATTGTATCAACATGCAAGGTAAAGACAAAGTAGTTGTCAATAAAAACACAGACAACAAGGAAAATAACAGACCGATTTACCCTCCTTATTTTGCAAAGCGAAAGGCAAAAATGAACAAGGAGCTAATCAAAATACTGGAAGAGACTGCAACCTCAGAGGTTGTTGCATCCGATAAATATGGTGAATATCGTGTAGGTGTATTTCTACACGGGTGTTGTGTCGTGACTGTTTGTTATGAGGATGGTGTTTGGAGCTGCCAGATCTACAGTGACAATCCTATTACGCTACCTATCATCCAACAGATCCGCTACAAGTTCTTACCAGATGCACTTGTGATGGCACAGCTGTTTACCTCCAGGGAGGTAAACAGGCTCCAGAAAAGCGTGGTGCTCTATGAGATCCCAGGAGAAATGTTTGGAAGTGGCGAATCGGAAGATAAAGAAGTGTTGAAATGATCTATATTGGAATAGATACAGGCGTGCATACAGGAATCGCTGTTTGGGATAACAAGCAGCGTTCCTTTGAGTGTGTCGAGGCTGTCAAGATCCACCAGGCTATGAAGACAGTATTAGATCGCGCTAAGGAGTGCCTGGAGCGAGGTGTAAGGCTCTGCGTGAGGGTGGAGGATCCAAGACAGCGTACCTGGTACGGAACAAACAAGATGAGCCGCGAGGAGGAGCGAAAGAGGCTCCAGGGTGTTGGATCTGTCAAGCGTGATGCCTCTGTGTGGGAGGATTTCCTTACTGATCTGGTGAAAGAGTTTGGTACAGTTCTGGACTTTCAGATGGTAGCCCCAAAGAATAACAAGACAAAGCTCAGCTCTAATCAGTTTAACGCCTATACCCGCTGGAATAGGCGCACAAATGAGCACGGTAGAGATGCTGCAATGTTGGTTTTTGGTTTTTAGTTAGTTAAATAGAAAAATTTACCAAGATTATATGTGTTTGTCAAACACATTTTGTACCTTTACATCAAAATTTTTAGCAACATAGTATGGAATACTTTTTATTGTTTCTTGTTGTTTTGATGGTCGCTGTAATATTTGAGCGTCTTCTGTCTGGCACTCATATAGAGAGCTTGCTAATTAACAAGCCTATCAAAGCAAATGATAAAGTTCACATATACTTGAGTGGCAAGTACAACAGAACAGCCACAGTTAACAAGGTTGAGTCTCACAGAATGTTCATTTACGAGAAGTTGCCATTGCATATAGAGCACAGGGGGCGTTTTTATGCCACTGGACGTACAGCTGATGGTAGATCTCTTACGTATGTCGCTAATCGTAATCACTTTTGCTATGTTCGTTTGGCTGAGTTATTGAGAATTATTTTTGCGATACCAGACAACGCGTATATGCTTGAGCCAAATACAGATGAGCCTGTAAATTATGTCATGGGCGATCTTTCAGATGAGGATGAGGAATGAAATGCACTGAGGTTCTTTTTAAGCGTCCATCTGATCTTACAGCTCTGGCCAACAATCCAAGGAAGATCACAAAGGCTGATTTCCAAAGGCTGGTTGATAGTATCAATATCAACGGCTTTTGGAAACACAGGCCTATGGCTTTGGAGGAGAAAGATGGTAAGCTGGTTGTACTGGCTGGAAACCAGAGGCTCAAAGCTGCCAGAAAGCTAAAACTCAATGAAGTTCCATGTGTCATTTACAGCGATCTCACGGAAGAGGAGCGTGTGGACATTATCACACGTGACAACATTAACAACGGTGAGTTTGATGATGTTGTGCTCAATGAAGATCCTATGTATGCTGATCTGGATCTGGAGTTTATAGGGTTACAGCTGCCAGAGCCTGAAATTCCAGAGGTTCCAAAGAAAAAGGCGAAAGCTAAGGCAATGGATCCAGAGCCTGGAGATCCAGGCAGTGAGGATGAGGGCGATGATGAGGATCTGGTGGATGATAGCAAAGAAGCTTTCTACAGATCAATGCTCGGCGACTTCCTCTATGATAGCGATAACAAGTTCGAGATCCCTAACCTCCTCCTGGATCAACAGCCTAAGCACGTAGAGCTGCCACTGAATCCCTGGGGGGCTAACTCCAGACTGAGGAAAGGTGTGAGCACTTATCATTTTTATGTAGATGATTACAGATTTGAGGCTCTGTTTAAGGATCCGATCAAGCTACTACAGAGTGGATGTAAGCAGATTGTGGAGCCAAATTGTAGCTGTCATGATCAGACGCCTATAGCATTTGGCATTTATCAGATCTACAGGAAGAGATACCTTGCGCGCTATTTCCAGGAATGCGGTGTAAAGGTCTGGGTGGATCTGAATGTGTCTCACAAGTTTATTGAGTACAACAAAAAGGGTATTCCAGATGGATATAACGCATTCTTTACGCGCGGCCTTGATGGCTGGCTTGAAAGCTTAAAGTTAGATCTTAAGGTCGCTCAGGAAATCTCCAATCTGGAAAAGCCAAATCTATGTGTATATGGAGGTGGTGAGGAGATTCAGGAGTTCTGTAGAAAGAATGGGCTGTTATATGTAACTGACTTTATTAACGCAAAGAAAATGTGACTATGGGGAGAAATGCTGGCGGAATCACAAACAGGAAACAAGCAACGGATTTAACGGTAGGTCAACTCGGTTTGCTTCCAAGCGTAATAAAGCATTATGGCGGCAATGGGTTTATTGCTGATATGGTAAAGGAATACAATAGAGGTATAAGAGAAACTCTCGCCTCCTATGCTCATCAACTTGATGGAGTAACAATCAATGATAGCAGCAAAATTACAGCATTAAAACGAAAGGTTGATTATCTCCATAAGAATAAGCACCACGGTACAAAACATCAATTTGCAAACCACATAAGAGAATATGCGCGCAATGTAACATCTGGTAGGTATCACAACACTCTTCTTAAAGCTACAGGCCTTTCTCTTGAAATCTCATATGGTTATGGAAAAATGAGAGCTGACGCAATTTTTCTTCCTAAAATGGTCAATAAATTAAAGCAGTTAAAGCAATTATAATAAAACAACATCGTTTACGAGAAATAAAATGGGCAGAAATTCAGGTGGAGGATCCAGGGGAGGCTTACAGCCTGGCGATGGCAACTACAAGGGCAAGATCGCAAAGGTGGAGAGTCTTATCCACATCAAGGATCCACAGGCATATAAGGCGGTAGTACAGGCTATCTCAAGGTATCATGCAGTTATGGGTGTAAGACAGAGGAATGTAAAGCTTGCAGAGCTTGGCGCAAACACTTACGGTGTTCACGTGACAGTTGGAGGAAAATCAGATGCCGTATATCTCAACAAGTCACATTTTAACCAGAGCAAGAACAAGATCGCTGCTGATCACAAGAGAGGCTATGATACTGGCTGGAGTACACGAACAAACAAGCCGGTAGCGCACACAGTCACACACGAACTTGCTCACGCTACCTGGAATGCTCACTTGACAGGAGCAAAGCAAGTGGCTGCTGGTAAGGAGGTGAACAAGCTCTACGTAACCTGGCTAAAGGACAAAAAGAAAACTGGTTACGGACAGTATGCCAAGACCAATGTATCTGAGTTCTGGGCTGAAACAGCCACAAAGGCTGTGCACGGTAAGGCAGACAAGTACACCAGGGCGGTGAAAAAGATCTGTAAGAAATACGATCTGTGAGCCGCTGATCTGATAACACATATTCCCTAACAATAAAACAGAAAGCTAAAATGAACAAGATTGAATTAACCGCTGATGAGATCAAGGTGATTGAACAGCAACTGAATGGTGAGATTGAGGTCTGGAATGCAACAGATGAACAGCAGAGGATCCTTACAAAGGTGACAAACCAAGCTGAGGAGTTGCTTGATGAGCTTGATGCTTACGATGAGCTTGATGGTGATTTGATCGCCTGGTACTACAGAAAGTATAAGGCTCAGAACGCTCAGTAGAAAAAAGGAGGATCAGATGCAAGATATCTATGTGTCTGATTTTCTTTTACCTATAAATGTGTTCGATAAACACATTTTCTATGATACCACGGATATACGATGAACTATGGCAAAATTCAAGAAAGGCGAACACAACGGCAAGGAGTTTTCAAAGGATTATCAGCCGAAAAACAGGCGAAAGCCAAAGATCTTCACTGTTCTAAGAAAGAACTGGGGGCTTAATATTGATCTGAAAGCTACTCTTGATGAGTTTACAAGGGAACAAGTTGAAGATCTTTTGAAAGCTGTTCTGTATGTCGATCCAAGGGAGACGCTGATACTCAACAAAAAGCTGAATGAAGAGTTTAAGGAGATTCAGGCAAAGCTATCCAATGGCGAGGAAGTAAAGCCGATCCCAAAGGACAGCAAGCTCTGGCAGATCTTTCTCTGTATCAATACGGCAATCCAGAAAGAGACGATCGCTGGAAAGTCTGACACAGTGCGCTGGATCCTGGAGTATCTTCTGGGCAAGGCAACACAGCCTATTGAGGGCGATATCACCAATACCAACGTATCAGCCAATCAAGATCTCTCAATGCTGAGCACTGAGGAGTTGAATCAATATCTGGAGTTACAAAGAAAGATACAGGCAGGAAAAGGTTAATCTACATGGGTCGGTTTAAGGCAACGATCATACCTCCATTATTGGTCGCAGAAATAGAGCTGTGGAAACGTTGCAGCTTTGATTTCATTTGCAAACAGGGAGGAAAACACCATAAGAAGCAAGAAGAGGCTCTAAGTCTACTTACAGATGATGAACACGTAGAGATCTTGTATGGTGGTGCTGCTGGCGGTGCTAAGTCTTGGACTGGTGCTGCCTGGCTGCTCTTTATGAGCCTTTGTTATCCAGGCACCAAATGGTTTATTGGTCGTGCCGAGCTTAAGCGTATCACTCAGAGTACATATATCACATTCAAAAAGGTGTGCTCTCAGTATGGTGTGCCAGACGAACTCTGGAACTACAATGGCCAACTCAACTATATAGAGTTTCATAATGGATCAAGAATAGATTTCTTGGATCTGAAATATATTCCATCCGATCCTCTATATGAACGATATGGATCTATAGAGTTTACAGGTGGCTGGATTGAGGAGGGCGGCGAGGTAAATTTCGGTGCTTATGATACTTTGAAAACGCGTGTTGGAAGATGTCTAAATGCCGAGTATGGGTTGAGGCGAAAGCTGTTTATCACGTGCAACCCTAAGAAGAACTGGATGTATGATATTTTCTATAAGCCCTGGAAAGCAAATAATCTATCAGATTATATGGCTTACCTGGCGTGCCTGGTTCAAGAAAATCCATTTATTGATCCAGACTACATAGAGGGTCTGAAAACAACCAAAGATAAGGTAAAGCGTGAACGCTTGCTGAAAGGCAACTGGGAGTACGATGATAACCCAAACGCCTTGTGCTCACACGATGCTATTACAGCAATCTTTGGCAATATACTTGGAAAGAAGACAGGTATTAACTATTTGACAGCGGATATTGCGCGCTTTGGATCCGATCATGCCAGGATTGCAGTGTGGGATGGATGGGTAATCATAGATTACAAGTGCTTTGCTATCTCCAAAACTACAGACATACAGCAGTACATTACCAGATGCCAGAAAAAGTACAGGATCCCACGCTACAGATGCCTGGCAGATGAGGATGGTGTCGGTGGTGGTGTAGTGGATAATTGCGACATAGAGGGGTTTGTAAACAACTCATCACCTCTTGATGGAGAGAACTACCAGAATCTACAGGCACAATGTGGATACAAACTCGCTGAGCATATTAACGCCTCTGATGTTGGTGTAGAGGATGGACTTTTGAGCTACGAGGAACAGGAGGAGATTACCAATGAGCTTGAACAGCTACAGACCTGGAAAAGTGACAGTGATGGTAGGCTTATGCTGAAACCAAAGGCAGAGATAAAACTTGATATAGGAAGATCTCCAGACTGGAGAGATGTTTTTCTGATGAGAGCTTGGTTTGACTACAATGAGTATGATATCCCAGAAAATATAGAGCAAAGATTAGGTTTAACCTAAAAATATAGTTATGAGCTTGATAAATTACATTAAAAACGAGATTAAAGCTGCTGTTGGCTACCGACAAAGCTTTGAGGAGCTGCTGGGCAGTAAAGATGTTTCCAGGGCACTTGCTATGATGGCAAACCGATCAGAACTTGCCATCAAGAACCTGGAGGAGTACAATATCAGTAAGCATAAGATTCAGGAGCGCAAGGATCGTGCCGTGTATGACAAAAAGGGAAACTTTCTCAGATGGAGTAAGAGACACAGAATCGCTATACCATATCAGCAATTTATTAACGAGATTGCCTTAGTCTTTATGTATGGCAGACCTGTAAAGTGGTTGCAAGACACAGATGGGACAGACGATGCTTTTGACAATTACAAGAAGATTCTCAAGGAAGTACGCTTTAATGCTGCGCTCAGAGAGGCTAAGCGTGCTGCTGGCGCTGAGGGATGTTCTGCTATTCTATATCACGTATATAGAGATGCAGAGAATAAGCCTAAGTTGCTTCTGAATGTACTCAGCAAGCAGAATGGAGACATTATCTATACTGTTAAGGATCAATACAGGAGGCTTGTTAGTTTTGCTTGGGGTTATTATTTGACTGAAGCTGGAAATAGGACTATATATCACGTTGATGTATATACGGCAGAAAAAGTCTGGAGGTGCAAGCGTGACAACTTAGGCTGGGAGGTGGAACAGTCTGAGAATCCTATCAAAAAGATCCCTGTGCTGCTGTTTGAGCAAGAGGTAGAATGGGATGGTGTACAATCAATGATTGACCGATCAGAGGAACTTACCTCAGTTGATGCCGATGTAAACGATCGCTTTGCTAATCCTACGATGGTTGCTACATCTGAGATTCTTAACTCTCTCCCCAAGCAAGAAGATGAGGCAAAGCTGCTTGTTCTAAAGAATGGCGGAGATGTGCGCTATCTTACTTGGGATCAAGCAAGCCAGAGCAAGAGCAATGAGTATGAACGCCTGGATAAGCACATTCTTTCAAAGTCTTTCACTCCAAACATAGACTTTGATAATATGAAAAACCTTGGAAACCTTTCAGCAAAGGCGATTCGCAAGGTGCTGCTTATGGCTTACATCAAGGCGGACAGGAGAAAGGAAACGCACGATGGGTATATGAACAGGCACATATCTTTGATGCTTGCTATTCTTGGAAATGTGCTTGACTACAAACACAGTGCAGACTACGTAGCTTTGGGGATCTCTCACGAATTTCAAGAGCCGTTTGGAGACGATGTTAGCGACATGCTTGCCGATCTAAGCAAACAATATAATGATGGTTGTCTGAGCCGTGAAACATACTTGGAGTTGTCTTACCTGGTGAAGAATGTGAAACAAGAGGCAGAGCGCATCAAGCAAGAGCAGGATGAAGCTATGGAGCGACAGCAAGAACTAAATAGGCTTGATGCTTTTGAGCCGACAGACTAATAATGGCTACACGTAAGATACAAAAAGTAGAGAAGCAAAAGCTTTATTGTAGGGATTGCGAGTTGGCATACGACTATCACGAAAAGAATGTAAAAGGCGAGTTGTTTATGTGCCGCTGTCCTTTCCACAAGTTTGCACGATTTTTAAACCACGATACATGTAACGATCATTTTAAGCCAAAGAAAAGGTAATGGGGAAGTATCTATATGGCAAAGCACTACAGCAAGCAGTATTCAAGCGTACAGAGGGATATGCTGCTAACGTGAGGAAGATCTACCAGGATTCACTTGGTAAAATCATAGATATAGTAAAAGGTACTGAGTTGGAGGAGGGTACGCCTTTCTCTTTCAGTGCCTATGGCTATTCTGAGGAGGTAACGCCTATTCTCAGATCTATGTATTCCAAGGTGTACCAGGAGATCAAGGGCGGTGCTAAAAAGGAGTGGATGATGGCAGCTGATAATAATGATGAGCTTGTAAAGTCCATCTTCGGAGTTGACAGCATAGAGGAACACCACTTTGCCAGATTCTTCAAGAGAAACCTGGAGGCTATAGATACTTTCTTTGCAAGAAAGGAACATGGCCTTAATCTCTCTCAAAAGATATGGAGGTACACAGAGCAGCTGAAAACAGAACTGGAGGATTCTCTGGCTCTTGCTATAGGTGAGGGTACGCCAGCCAACAGGCTTGCAACAAAGATCCAGCAGTATCTCCAGGATCCAGATAGATTCTACAGGCGATTTAGAGTAAAGATCGGTGAAGATGAGAACGGACAGCCCATCTATGGTAGGATCTGGAAACGTAGGATCTGGAGTGCGGCTGATCAGAGCTACAAGTGGATAGATGATGACCCAAGAAAGTATCACCCAGGTAAAGGAGTGTACAGATCAAGCTACAGGAACGCTCAGAGGCTTGCACGTACAGAAACCAACATAGCCTATAGATCCTCTGACTATGAGCGATGGCAGCAGCTACCATTTGTGATAGGGATAAAGATCTGTTTGAGCAACAATCACCCAGTACCAGATATTTGTGATGATCTGATAGGTATCTACCCTCCAGATACAAAGTTTACAGGCTTTCATCCTAACTGTAGGTGTTATGCAGAGCCTGTCTTGGCAGATAAAGCCACACTGGATAAAATGCTTGAGAAAATAATGGATGATGAGAATCCAGCTGAAATAAAAGATCCAGGCATAGTAAATGAGCCTCCTGACACCTTCCGTACCTGGATGAGGGATAACCAGGAACGATATGAGAAAGCCAAAGGAAAGGGCACTCTGGGCTATTTCTTCAAGGACAACCAGAGCCTGGTAGAGAAAGCTATCTATGGACTGTCACCAGCAGAAAAGAAAGCTCTATCATACTCTGATAAACTCGTGGATCCTCTGACTATCCTCAAAAAGTATGGCGCTGATGGACTGGATAACCTCTACAGTGCAGTCAGTGCTAAGCTGTCAATGATGCTACAAGGCACACTTCAGCAACAAAAGAACACGCTGGAGTTTGAGATCAACTGGGTAAAGCAATACAAAAAATATGCTACCTGGGAGGAGGCAGCAGCTGCCTATCAGAAAGCCCTGGACAAGGTAAACCTCCAGATCCAAAAGGAGGAGATCCAGGACCTGGCTGCCGGTGTGGATAAGTTCCTGGCTGATCATCCAGGCAGTAAGGTAGTGAAAAAGCTCAAGAAGCAGATACAGGAAGCTCTGGATGCTGATGATCTGACCACAGCAAAGGACCTGATCAACTTTGCCAACAGTAAGGTGGAGGCGTACAACACCCAACAGGCTAAGAAAGCAATCAAAGCCAGCGTTACAGAATCCACTACGGATATAGAGGCGTATTGTGATGAAAACAGAACCTTTGAGAGCAAGGTATGGAGCCAGGAGGATTTCAACAAATTCCAGCCTCGTATGATAAAGGATACACAGAAAGGGTGGCTTAACGGATCCCATGAGGCGCGTCAGTCTATCATCGACTATACCAACGGAGATTATTATAGTGTCAACAAAAGCTACTACTTGGATCATACAGGTTGTGAACAAGGTAAGCTTATGAGTGAAATCATTGATCACTGTGTATTGTCAGAGGACACTGTGCTGAGGCGTGGAACAGACTTTTCGGAGCTTGGATCCATATTCGGTGATGAGTTCAAGAGACTTCTGGATGCTGGTGATGTAGCTGGGCTTAACAAACTGGCTGGGTGCAAGGGCGTGAATGAGGGATTTATCAGCACCTCATTTGATATGAAAGGAGGCTTTTCTGGAGCAGTGGATCTACGCATCTATGCACCAAAGGGAACACAGGCGATCTATGCAAAGCCCATCTCCATATATGGTGATCAGCTCGGAAAGGAGTGGAATGCTATGACAGCCAGAACAGACTTTTTACAGGGGCGTGAGAATGAGGTAGTCGTGAACAGAGGTTATCAGCTAAGGTTTGTCAAAGCTGAGCCTGGGCAGTACCACGGCTCAAATGTTACTATCTATGTTGAGCTGCTTACAAGGGACGCCAGAGCAGTTATATAGATATGAGTATCGAGAGGAAATAAAAAAAGATCCAGGGGCGTTGAACCTCTGGATCCTTTGTTTTGTCACAGCTCAAAGTACATTTGCAGCCATTCTTTGCTCGGATCTGCTGTCTGCATCTTCATAAGCTTATCCCTCACGGCCAACTTGTAAACCTCCTCTGCTGTATCTGCTTTGCTAAGCTCCTGGATCATGTGTTTACGCTGCCACAGATCCAGCCAGCCGTTATAGCCAGACACTACACTATATTCGGCATCCCAAATCTGCTGCCTCAGATACTCCTTTGTGTACTCTTTGCCTGTCTTGCCATCTGGATTGTAGGGATTATTAGCTCCTCCCTTGTAGAGCTTACAGTGCATCTTAACAAGATCCTGTACTTTATTTTTGCTCATAGTGATATATTGATTTGTAATTATCCATATTAGCCGCTTTCCAGAATCGATAGATCACAGCTTTCATTTCATCTGGCAGTAGATCCAGGGCTTTCTGTTTTATCTCTTCTGGTATTCCCCATATAGGCTCTGCCAGAGATCCAACGATTGCCGCGATAGTATCACTGTCACCTCCCCAGGCTACGGCGTTTCTGATAGCTTGCTCAAAGCTGTGTGAGTAAGCCAGGATCTGAAAACATAGAGGAACTGTACCCTGGCACGTTTCATTGAAGACACCTGGTGCAAACTCAAGAAAACGATATTCAGGGTAGTATTGCTCCACGATCTCATCTATGCCATCCCTGTAGGTTGTAAGCCCACCAGAGCACCTCAGATACCAGATTACATGAGCTACACACTTAGCTCCTTTGATTCCCTCTGGGTGATTATGTGTCACCTGGGCAGATTTCTCAGCACAGCGTAATGTAGCACCCAGCGTACCACATAGCCAGGCGGTGGAACTTACTCTCATAGCTGATCCATTGCCAAAGCTGTTGTAGGGCTTAGGATCATCCTGGAGGGTCCAACTGGCAAATCTGCCTCCATATCCTCCCTGTGGGTGTGGGTACTTTCTACACCAGCTCTGGAGTGTCTGATCATAAGGCTTGTTATTGATCATTGCATCTGCCACAGCTACAGTACAGATTGTATCATCCGTGAAAGAACATCCAGATCCGAACAGTTCAAAACCAAGATCGCGTGTATTATTGAACTCAAAACGAGATCCTACAATATCACCTATAATTGCTCCTAACATACTTGTACGACTTTATTTATTTAATTACTAATACAAGCTCCTCCCCATCTGGGAAAGTCTTGGCTTTATCAAACATACCCTGGCAGCGCTTCGGCAGGTCCCACACATACGGGGAATATCATAGAATAATTTTCCGTTTATCTTAAACATTTCTATCTTCTACCTCTGTTCGTTCGTGTTCTATTTAACACTCCCTTTCGTATTATACACTTTCTACCTATATAGCTATCCTCTTTGAAATGCGACCAAAGTGATGTTAGTTTTACACCGACAACATCTATAGGCAGGATATGATAGATTGCCGCGAGAGATCCGAAATACCAATGCATCTTTCCTTGGAAAGGAACTTTTAGCTCCACATGGATTACTTTTCTCTGCTGCTTCGTTTTCTTCTTAATAAGAAGATCAGCTGTCGTTTTTATTTCTTCTCTTCCCATAATATCCTTAATATAATTATCGCACCTCCTCATCTTTACAAAGCACAACATCCCCATCAATGTAATCACCAGGAAACAGAGCGTGGTGCTCGTGTGCCAGGTCTGTTGCAGTCTTGTTGGTGTCGTATCTATCCTTTCCATCCTCGTTTATCACCAGGATCTCACCATTACGGAGGTTTACGATCTCTATGTAGCCATCTACATATCTCTGTAGCTCCTCCAGTTTGAAATCGGTACCGTTCTTTGGCTGTATCTCTGTTCTGGTACTATCAGCCTTAATCAGTGTTGCCATATCTGTCAAAATTCAATGTTATATTTCTTTCCTTTTAGGGTTGGTCGCTTGCTCTTTACAAACTCGCAGATCTCATCTATTTTAAGAGGGAACAAAGGGCAGTATTTCATTCTGAGGGTACAGACGAACCGCCCTTTCAGCATTACATCAAATACCTGGTTATTATACTCTGGATTTAAGATAGATTAGGAGGTGTTGAGTGTTCTCTATTTCCCTGGTGAAAAAGTCGTAGGCTTTTGTAAAGATCATGTAGATAGGATCGTTCTTTCCATCCACCAGGTAATAATCTGCACCGTGTTTCTCTGCCTCCTCTCTGGTGTTCCATATCTGAGCGTATCTACAGCTCATTGGTGATTTTATGGCAAAGGCGGTGCCGTTTAATCCGTTGCTTTCGCCTACATTCACATGGTGCTCACTCTCTACTACCCAGCCCTCTTTTTGGCTATAAATCTGTTGTAGATTCTGGAGGTGCTTAACATCCTCCTCTAATTTTCTCTGAAATGCTTTCATATGATCTGAATTTTAATAATAAAAGATGTTGCAAATTATATGTGTTTCTCAAACACAGTGCAAATGTAGTGTATTATACTCAATAAAACAAACATTTGTGGGATAAATTTTAATGAAAAAACCATTATGTTTGCGCAATTATCTGAATATGAGCGATTTTTGTTACCGAAAAAATATCTGTGTTTCTCAGACACATTTTCAAATTTTGCGTATCTTCGCACCTGGTAGATAGTTACCAGAGAACATATAAAAAATTATGAATAAGAAACTCTTTGAAAAGATTAAAAGTCTGTGTAAGGACACTGGACTTTCGGAGAAGTACCTTAAGGCGATAACCGAGAAGCTCGGTGGCAGCATTGAGGATGATTCTACTGATGAGGCGGCGATTGAAGAGGCTGCAAATCTCGTAGCTGATGTGGCTAAAGAAAGCCAGGGTGAAGCAACGCGATGGGCAAACAAGAACAAGGGTAAGAATAAGCCCAAAAAGGATGATGATCCAGACGATGGTCCAGGTGATGATCCAGACGATGGTTCAGATGATGATCCTCCAATTAAGGGCAAGGGTAAGCGTAAAGAGAAAAAGGATAGTGATCCTATGGAAGAGCGCTTGAAAGCTTTGGAAGAACAACTTGCCGAGTATAAATCGAATGAAGAAAAAGGCAAACGTTCTAAAGCTATTCAAGAAGCTTTTGAAAAGCACAACATCCCAAAGCATTTACGTGATCGCCTGGCTAAATCATTCTCAGACGAAGAGGATTTGGAAGAAGCCGTTTCTACCCTTAAGCAAGATTTGATCACAAGCGGACTTGTATCTGAAGATTCAGGGGGTGCAAAGGCGGCAAGTGCAAAGCAAGTCGATGAGGCTGCTAATGACTTGCTGAATTCAATAACCGTTAAATAAAATAGAGAAATGAAACGCAAGATTGCTTCGTTTACAGGTGGGCGCCCTATTTTCACAGGTAGCCCAGCGATCGTTCCTGGCGGTTTTAACCTCGATGTAGTAACAGAGAAATTCACACCAGGTATGATTATCCCTGGTGGATCTCTGGCGATCTACGATGAGGTAAAGCGTACCGTACAGATCGTAAAGACAGCCTCTGTGGTGGAAGTAAACTCAGAAAATGCAAAAGAGATCACTCTTAAGGTTGATGAGTTCTACAGCCCTATTTTTGTTGTGGGTGATATGGTCGTAAAGGAAAGTGCTACCTCTGGCACTTTTGTCGATGCCGCACAGATCACCGCTATCTCTCAGACAGACAACAGCTGTGTAATTACTCTTTCAAAGGACATTCCTGGTTTAAAAGCTGGTGATGTAATCTTTGAAGTAGTAAAAGAAGAAGGTATTTTTGCTGAGAGAGGTCAAGCCAATGCCCTTACCTTGGCAGATGTTGAGGTGAGTGAGTTTGAAACGGGTGTGGATGTGACTGCAGATACTATGCAATACGCTCTTTTTGAGAGACGTGTGCCTGTAATCCCAGAATTCCATAAAAATGGTAATTTACTGGCGGCGAATCCAAATGTAAAACTCACTCAGTCTTATTAACCACAAAAAGCTAAAAGATTATGAGGTCTATATTTACAACTTTCAAAGGTCTTTTCAAAGACGGAAAGCCTTTGGATCTACTGGCTACCTGGAAAAAGACTTTTGACAAAGCCAGTGAGCGTGAAGTTACGCTTTTCCAGAAAATGTATTGCGATGAGTGGTACGACTGGGAGACACCGCAGATGAGCCTTACTGCTGATTATGTAGCCGGCAAGTATCGTCTTCGTTTTATGGCTACCCTTTTGGCTGATGAATCGCCTACTCCATTGAGGCGTTCCGATGGCTTTGATGTGTGGTCAAAGGAGATCCCTCGTGTAGGTCACAAGTTCCCTATGACAGCACGTGACTATCGTAAGCTGATGGAGGTTTACGAGAATCCTCGTTTGTCTGAGGCTGAAAAGGTACGTGCCATTGAAAAGACACTCAAGCACGATGTCCAGGATGCTTACCTTGGCTGTAAAGACGTGGTGGATTTTATCACCCTTACCGCTCTTTCTAACTGGGGTGTCTGTCAGTTCAAGCCAACAATCAATAATCCTGGTGGTCGTCAATATGAGGTTGACTATATGATGTCCGAAGATAACAAGCTGGTTTCAGCTTTCACTTGGACTGATGACAATGCCAAGTCAAACAAGGTAAATCCAATTCTCCAGCTTGCAATAATCTGTTCAGAATTGCGTGAGCGCGGATGTGTACCTGGTGAAATCCTCATGAGTCAGGATCTCTATTTCTGGTTACGGAACAATGAGCGCACGCGTCTCCTTGTTCACGGACAGGATAAGTCAGCACAGACTGTCACAAAGTCCCAGTTTGATTCTCTCCTGGAAGAGAATGAGATTCCGAAGATCACTGTTATCACTCGCAAAATGGCTATTGACAAGGACGGCAAGCGCAACGCTATTGCTCCTTGGAATAAGAATTTTATCGCGATCAAGCCTGCGGGTAAGATTGGTAAGATTCAGCCAGCTATTGAGGATTCAGAGCTGATGGAGGAGGAGAATGTAGACTATATGAATGCTGGTAACGGTATTCGTATTGCCAAGTGGCGTACTGGCGAAAGCACTGGACAAGTTTCTGCTGAATACACACAAGGATCTGCGCGACTTATTCCTCTTATTGAGGAGATTGATCAGATCATCTGTATGCAAGTCAGAGGCTATAGCGAATCCACGGTTGCTGATGGTAAATCTTACACTACCAAATCAAAGTACAGCACAATTGCTGAGGGATAATCATTAAACAGATTGACTAATGAAACAGATACTCGTTTTTACCTTGATCGCACTGATGCTTTTCAAGGATAAAATCACAAAAGAAATCATCAATCCTGGGGAAAAACTCCAGACTGATGATCTTGACAGGGTAAATGACCTGGTAAAGCGTGGTCTATGTGAAATCACATCTGTAGATTATTCAGCGGAGAATGGATCTGATACTGGCGAAGACTCTGGTAGCAATAATGCTAAACTGGTGGAATTTCAGGGCGCAACGTATTCTTTGGATATTGTTAAGGCAGCTCTTAAAGAGATTGGCGCTGGTGTAAATACCAACGCTGGCGTTAAGGGTGTAAGCGATAAGCTTGCTGCTCTCTCTGAGGATCAGATAGCACAGCTCCAGGAAAAATTAACTGTAACAGAGTAACAGATGGCAACTATCACAAAATTCGATGCTCTCATTGGCGAGCTGGAGCCTTACACCTCCAGCCCAGCCTCTATGACAAAGAGCCTTTTGGATGCTGGAGTACAGGATCCAGAGGAGGAGTACACAGATGAGGATAAGAGAACGGTGGCAAAGGCTGCAATCGCTATCCTTAAAAAGTTGATCGTGCTTTCCTCTGACAGCCTTGGCAAAAGCTCACAGGGCTACAATGTGGATAAGCTGGAAAAACGTATCAAACTCTTGGCAAAGGAGAATGATTTGGAAGTATCGGATTTTGTGGATGTTCCAACTGTTGAAGACGGATCAATTCTCTGGTAGTCTATGGCAAGATACAACGGCACTTTCAGCTACAGAAACTCACAAGACGCTTTGCTGGATGAGGCAACTGGTTTCTACAAGGAACCAAAAAGCTATGGTGAGTGGATGGATGGTGGATGCTGCCAGATAGACAGATCAACAGATAAGATCCTCACAGGTGAGGATGGACGTGTTTACAGCACGATATTCACTGTGTTTATCCCAAGACCCTTCAAAGGCTCAATTGAGATCGGCACAGAGGTCCAGATCACAATGGAGGATGGATCAGAGGATCGGTTTATAGTAGAGCGAATAGATAATCAGAACAGGAGGTACATAGAAATTGGCAATTAAACCTACTTTTCAGAATGGAACTGTAGCTGCTAAGGTTCAGGAGTTTCAGAAACGCCTGGAGAGTGCTACGGTATTCCTCCTCCAGTATATGGGAGAGGAGCTTACCAGGTACGCCAGAGAGCAGCACAACTATACCGATCAGACAGGTAACTTGACGAACTCAATAGGCTATGCTGTGGTTCGTAATGGAAAGATTGTAAACTATGGTGGAGAAATCAAGTCTGGAGATGGCGCTGCTGAGGGCTTGAAGATGGCACAGAAGATGGCTGCAAATGCCAGTAGCTCATTCTCACTCCTCATAGTAGCCGGAATGAATTACGCCGCCTATGTAGAGGCTAAGGGCTATAATGTGATCCTCCCGGCCGAGCTTAAGGCTAAAGCTGATCTACCAGCCTATATGCAAAAGCTACAGGCGATGGCTATTGATAAGGCAAATGCAATGTTTAACTTATAAGATATGATCACAACTGAGGAAATAGCAATACGTGTTAGATCAATGCTCCTGGGCAGTGATGTGAGCACAATGATCTCTGGCGGTATCTACTACCAGAGAGAGGACTACTCTAAGGAAGATGTAATTATCGTACCTCACACTATACAGGGTGAGCGTTCTGTGCGTTTCGGACAGATCAAGATAAACATACATGTGCCAGATCTGCCAAAGGGTAAAGGTAAAACCTCTGTCTATGAGATTAACTTTCCAAGGCTCATAGCGATCCGTGCTAAGGTGATAGAGGTGCTACAGAATTACTGTGAAATTGGTGAGGGGTGGAACTGGACTATAGGAGATCTACAGCCACCTATCAAAGAACAGAATCATCAGGAGCACTTTGTATCGCTCAGTCTGGAACTGACTATTAGGAAACAAAGATCATTAACAAATTAAATCATTTTATAGTATGGCAACTGTAAATACAACCGTGGGCGTAAAATCCCTTAAGTACGGAGATGTTGGTTCAACACCAGCAAAAGCCGTTGACGTGTATCAAGAAACTTGTACGTTTGTGGAAAAAGATCCCACAATCACAGAGCATAAGTCTGAAACATCAGCAAAAAAGATTGTGGTTAAACGTAAGGAGGGGTTTGAGCTTAAGTTCTCGATTATGGACCCAACGCCAGTGGAGATCGCAGCTTTCTGTGGTGGTAAAGGAACAGCTACGGGTTGGACAGAATCAACAGATTCTCAACACATCGTAATGGCTCTTGATATTGAACCACAACAAGGTTTGACACTTCACATCCCAAATGCTTCTATTGCTGCTAAACTCAATAGTACGTTCTCGTCAACTGGTATTACGCTTTTGGAGGTAACAGCATCACCGCAAGAAGCTATTACGTTTGGAGCAAAGCAGAGCTAACCTTTATATAACAGGTTTTTCTCATTTTTTAGATCGCCACCTATCCCCATAATGGTAGGGGGCGATTTTCTTTTAACACTACAATATATGGATAACGTAAACGGGATACAAGAACAAGCTCCAGAACTAACCAGGGAAGAGCGACTTGACATAGAAGAGAGGGCGATACAAGCACTCATTGATATGGGTGTAAAATTCTCTGTGCCTCTCAAAATTACACCAGGTAAACCGTCAAAGTGGATCCTATGGTGGAATAAGATGTTTCCTGGCAAGATTAAGATCTGGCGTGATAAGCGTATTCCTAAAGACTGGAGCGTGACTACAGATGAGATCCCAGATGCTAACCTGGGTAAGATCCAGACTGTCTATCAGAGGAATTTCTTTATCAAGCCTCTGTACCTTGGTACTATTGACTACCTCAGAAAGCTCTATCTGAATATAGAGTACGATGAGGCTACGATCCAGGATCAACCGATCCAGGAAAGCAAAAAGCTATTCAAGTATATTCCTCTGGTAGCTGAGATCGCTGCTGTTGCAGTCATCAATGATCCTTGTATCAAGGATCCAAAGGATAAGCGTGTTAAGGAGCTTAAGAAATTCTTTATAGAGCACCTATCCGTAAAACGCCTGGAAAAGCTTAGCCTGGTGATAAGCCAAATGATGAACGCTGGGGGTTTTACCTCCTCTATCAGATCAATCAAGGAGATCGGAACAACGAAACCCAGAGCGGATCTGATAGAGAAATCGCAGGCTTAAACAGTCCGTGGGGTAGCCGTGGCGAGATCTGTAAAAACTTTGGATGGAACTATGACTACTTGCTCTGGGGGATCAACTGGCTCAATGTGCAGGTAATGCTTGCAGATGCTGCTAAGGTAAAGGATTTGAAAAAGGATGGTGAGGATCCTGACAGCTCTGGAGATATAAATCGCACAATCAATTCAAAAGAGGAATTTGAACAATACATAAATTCGCTAATGTAATGAAGAATATAGATGGAGCTTTAGGATTTGAGGCTACGCTGAATATAGATGATTTTAATGTGTCGGCCCAGGCAATGGAGAGGCACATACAGCAAGTCTCTACAAACGTACAGGCAGAATCCGCCGATATGGAGCAAAGTCTAATGGAATTTGCCCAAAAAGGTGCGATGTATATCCAAACATACTTGGTAGGGCAAGGAATGATTGGACTACTAAACTCTATCGTACAGGTACGCGGGCAATTTCAACAGCTTGAGATTGCTTTTGGTACTATGCTTGGGTCGGAAGAAAAAGCAAATGCGCTAATGCAACAGATGATTGATACTGCTGCACATACGCCTTTTGATCTACATGGAGTTGCGGAGGGGGCAAAGCAACTCCTTGCTTATGGTGAATCATCTGAAAAGGTGAATGACACTCTTGTGCGTCTTGGTAACATTGCTTCTGGTCTATCTATACCTTTGAATGATATTGTCTATCTGTACGGCACAACAATGGTACAAGGTAGGCTTTATGCACAAGACGTAAGGCAGTTCACAGGTAGAGGTATTCCACTGGTGAAAGAGCTTGCTGCTATGTACGGTGTTACAGCTGAGGAGATCAACAATATGGTGTCTGCCGGAAAGATCGGCTTTTCCGATGTCGAAAAAGTGCTCAACAAGCTCACTGATGCTGGAGGACAGTTCTACAATCTTATGGAGAAACAGAGCCATAGCCTTACTGGTATGATCTCAAACTTAGAGGATGCCTGGGATAGTATGCTTAATGACATAGGCAAACAGAACCAGGATGCCTTTGCTGGTGCTATTGAATCGGCTACTTATCTGGTGGAGCACTACCAGACTATCATAAACGTGCTCAAAGCTGTAACAATAGGCTATGGATACGTGAAAGCTGCCATCGTACTCAATACCCTGGTGACAAAGGGCCATACAGGCGTGGCTTTCCTGGATAATACAGCACGCCAGGCAAAGATCGGCTTGATGAAACTGGAGGCTACAATGAGTGGAGAGGTAGCTACTCAGACAAGAGCAATGACAGCTGCAAAGGAAGCTCACGTGGCCGCTCTCCAGGCTGAGCTTACAGCTGATGAGCTTTCAAATCTCCAGAAAAAGCTTAAGATCGCCACTATCGCACAGTTGCTTACAGCACAACAACAGGAGTATCTTTCTAACCTGGGACTTACCACAAGCTCAGAGGGCTATGAGGCTGCTGCTATGGGTGTGCTCTCTGTAGAGCAGAGGCTTGCTCTGGAGAAAACGGATCTTAGCGCAAAGAGCGCTGTTTATATAGGTGCTCTGGAGGCAGAGGTGGCAGCAAAGCGTTCAAGTGCTGCTGCCTCTCTGGAAACTATGCGCGCAGACGTAAAAGCAGCCTACGCTAAGATGGAGGCGACAAAACAAACGGCAGTAGCGGCTATACAAGCAACAGAAGCAGCGCGATACGAGGTATATTGGGCTAAACAATCTGGTGATGCAACCAGAATCGCAACTGCCGAGAAAAAGCTGGAGGGCGCAACAGAGAATCAAGCTATAGCCAGAAAATCTGCTCTTGCCGCCAGTACAGATTTCTATTCCAAGAAAAAAGTTCTGGAATCAACGGCCACTCGCACTTCTACAGCCGCCAGTGCTGCTGATACGGCTGCAAAGACTGCTCAAACTGCTGCCACGGGTGTTCTTTCAGCAGTCACACACGGATTAACAGCGGCCTTTAGGTCTCTTTGGGCAACTCTATCGGCAAATCCTTTAGGCGCTATTCTCTCTATAGTAGGTCTTGTAATATCTGCTTTCACCTTGTTTAGAGATGAAGAAGAGGAAACTCAATCAGCTATGGGAGAGTTTCAGGAAACAACTCAGAGGGAGATAGAAAAGCTTGAAACTTTAATGGCTGTAATCCGTACTACATCTGCCGGAACAAAGACACACAAAGATGCTGTTTCAAAGGTAAACGAGGTTTGTAAGGAGTACAACACTACTCTACTGGATGAGAATGATACTCTTTCAGAACAGGAGCAGAAATATAAAGAGCTTCAGAAAGCGATACAAACGACAACAGCTGACAAAATAAAAGCCAAATTTGCCGAGAAAGCTCTACAGGAAGCTACAGATGACAATGCGGAATCCCTAAAACAGCTTAAAAACATGGCAGAATCAGCAGCCATTGTGATACAAGAGGCATATCAGTCAATGCCAGCTGTCACACAAGCGTCTGAGAGTATTAGAAATGCCTCTGATGCTGTATGGGAGGCCGTAGAGAGTATGGCTACCGAGAAAGCTGCCGAGTTATCAAGACTAACGGGTGACGCCTACACGAAGGCGTTTAATAAGTCTCTCAATGAAATTATGACTACAGTACAAGCTGCAACTGGTGCTACTGATCAGGAAATGGAGAACTTCAAGGGCAGTCTTTCATCATACCTCACGGAGATAACAAATCATACAGCCACAGCAAACTCAGAGCTAAACAAAATAGATAAACAATTGTCGGTGTTCTTTAGTAAAAAGCCAGATCCAAGCACGATCACAGCCAGTACAGATTACGTTGCTATGAGTTTTGAGGATCTGGAACAAAAAATTAAAGACAATGAGGCTGAAATTATTCAACTTAACAAGCAAAAAGTAGATCCAAAGGTGAATACTGGAGGATTGGAACTCATCATCAAGAAGCTACAGGAAGCACTATCCCTCCGCAAAGTGCTAAATGGTGCAATCGAGACGAAGACAAACAACCTAAACACTGAAAATGGCATCAATGACAGAATAAAGCAGCTTAAAGCTGAGCGCGCAGAGGTGGATATTAGCAGCCGAAAATATAAAGATTTAACCGCTCAAATAAACAAGCTACAGGGGAAGCTGCCAAACAATTCACGTTCCTCAAAACATAGCACAAAACATAGCACAAATCAGGCTGCAAACAACGCTGAGGCTCTGAGGCAGAAACAGCTGGAGGCTGACCATAAGCTGGAGGAGGCACGTATCGCTGTTATGGTGGATGGCTATGAGAAACGCAAAGCCATCCTGGACCTCCAGCATAAGAGAAACCTGGATGCCATAGATAAGGAGGAGAAGGAACTAATCAAGGCAAGAAAGAGAGCTGGAAAAGGCGGAATCACTACAACAGAGAAAGCTGGCTTTACAGAGAGGAGGAATCTGGAGAACAAGAAGTATACACAGGATGGAAACCAGCTGTTTGATGCTGAGATCCAGTACAGGAAAAAGGAATATGCTGCCTACTGGCAGTGGGTGCGCAACGTGGGCAAGGATGTAGCTGATGAACACTTTAAGGATTTGATTGCTGAGGGTGCTGGTTTTAGTAGCTGGGTAAATAAACAGGTCGCAATATTGGAACAGAAACGAGCTACACAGCCAAATCTTTTCTCTGATGGTGATGCCACAGCCTTAAACTCATTAAAGCAACAGCAAAATGAGATCCTTGGCAACAAGTCTGCTATGGATCTTTTCAAGGACTCAATGCAAAATAGTATTTCACAGGCTCAGACATTAGCAGAAAAGCTACAGGCTATCGCAGATCTACAGGAGAAACTCTCAAATGGAGAGTTTCATCTTAATGAGGATGAGATGGCATCTGCCAGCTACTCACTTGAGACTGAAAACACAAAGCTCCAGGAGGAGGTAAATAAGAAACTCCTTACTGAGTATCGCACATATGAAGAAAAGCGCAAGGCTATACAGGATGAGTGGGCCTTGCTTCGTGAGGAGGCACAGAAAACAGGTAATCAGAACCGCATCAGGATGATCAACGAGGCAGAGGCGGAGGCTCTATCTACACTCAATGCAAACATGCTGAAACAGTCTGACAGCTGGAAAGCTCTATTTGAGGATCTTGATGTACTTGGTAGCCAGGAGCTTGCTCAGATGATCTCTGATTTCCAGAAACAGCTACACAACGCAGATCTTAAGCTTAATCCTGTGGATTACAAGGCTCTGATGGACAGCTTGGATCGTGCAAAGGAGCAACTGATCACAAAAAATCCGTTCAAGGCTATAAGCCAGTTCTATAATGATTACATAGACGCTAAGAAACGCCTGGCTGAGGCTAAGGCAAAGGTGGCAGCAGGCAATGGCACTGATAAGGATGTGAAAGAGGCCGAGAGAGACATGAAGCGCGCCAGCCTTGGCGTTACAAAATCTATCACAGAGATCACCAACGCTGCTGCTGAGTGTGCGGAGTCCATCCAAGATGTTTTTGATAGCCTTGGAATGGAAGAGGTTGCGGAGGGGATCGAAACTGCAACAAAGCTATTGGGTCAACTCGGTAACGCTGCTGAATCTGTTGGTAAAATGATGTCTGGAGATATTCTTGGCGGAGTAACTGGTATGGTAGGTGCCGTGACCTCTATCATAGGTATCTTTAACGGATTGCACGACAAAAAATATGAGAAAAGGATTCAAAATCTTCAAAAAGAAATAGACGAGTTAGAGCGATCATATTCTCGCTTAGAACGTGCCTACAATAACACATTCTGGGTATTTAATGATGAGGAAAAAGCAACTTTTCAAGGCAACTTAGATCTGATCAATAAACAGATTGAAGCTCTCGAAAAACAACGCGCTGTAGCCAGACAGTCTTGGGATATGGCCAAGTATTCGCAGATCACGAAAGAGATACAGGAACTACAAAAACAACTCACAAAAGCCAAAGAGAGTGCAGATATGTTTGGTATTTATGAAGCTCAGAAAGCCAACCTTAGAAAACAACAAGAGGATATACGTGCTCAGATACAGAATGAAAAAAACAAAAAGAAAACCGATAACAGCAAGATCCAACAGTGGACAGACAAGATAGATGGGATTGGTCAGCAGATTGAAGATCTGGATCGTCAGATGATGACAACTCTGGCAGGAACTGATATAAAGTCAGCTATTGATGAATTTGCTGATGCACTTGTTGATGCCTATTGCAAGGGAGAAGATGCCGCAGAAGCATTGGGAGAAAAAACCAAAGAAGTGTTGAAAAAGGCAGTAGTAGAAGCTCTAAAGAGACAATTTCTGGCAAAAGGTATAAATGACGCTGTTAAGTATCTTGGATCCGCGATGGAAGACAATGTACTCACAGACGCAGAACGAGCGACTTTCCAGGATATGGTAAAAAAGGCTGGAGATCTGTTTAATTCGGCATTGGCTGGTGTTGGAGATTGGATAAAAGGACTTGAAAGCGAAACGTCAGCTGATCCTTTAACAGGTGCAATACGAGGTCTTTCGGAGGAAACAGGAAGTATCATCGCTGGTAGGTTGAATGCTGGAATTATCAACCAAGCAGAGCAGACTGTTCAACTAAAGCTCATGGCAAACTACCTACATGATATTCTGGAGAAAGGCGGTGTCAATGTAGCAAGGACAGGAACAGATGTTATAGGGTCTGGTTGGAGCAAATTCATTGAGTACCAAGTGGACCAGACAGGAATAATGAAACAACAACTGGAGTATCAAGCAAAAATTGCCAGCAACACAGCTCAGACTGTATCTGAAATAAGAGATCTGCACAATACAATGAAGCGTATTGAGCGTGGTTCTGGTAGCTCACTTTTATCACAAGGAATATCGTAATGGAATTAGTAGAACTGCTTAGAAAAGATGGTGTAAGAAAGGGATTATGCCAACAGTATCAGGGATTGCTCAAGGGCGATCTTAGTATAGAGGATCTTGTTAAGCTTTTTATCGGTGGTATTGATTTCTGTATAAAATACAACTACCCTACACTGGATTTTATGAGGGAGCATTTCAAAGGCAAGAGTGAGCCATATGGTGCGTTTGTGGATGATGAGATTGTGGAACCACTGGTGAATGTGCCAGATGTGGTGATGAATGGTGACTGCAAAGCAATGGCTGAGTATAACGGCTTTACTGTTTCCAGAATCTTTGCCAGACACAACACTCAGATGAGTGTAAACGTGGCTGATCACGCTATTGTCACTATAGATGCTTTTGATAATACATTCTTAGCTATCGCTGTATCTGGATCTGACGCACAGGTGATCGTGAATCTATATGGTGATGCCAAAGTGGACTGTATTGGCACTGGTATCAATGTTATTAACAAGAATCAAAATACTTACTAAGAGTTATGGCAGACAAAAATCTCATCTTGTATCTCCCAATGGATGATCCAGGAACAAGTGTTGTGGCTTACGATTATTCTAATAGCCGTGCTGACGCACAGCTTTCTGGTGGTGCTCATTTTTCCAAAGATGCAAAGATAGGCAAGTCTCTGGCACTTGGTGTCGGCGAGGCACAAACGCCTATTGAAATCAATTTTGATGGCGATTTCACGCTAAGTCTATACGTAAAGACTACATCTAACAAGATCGGTTGGCTAATGAATTTGCCAGGCGTAGACAACTATTTGGAGCAGTGGGTTGATGTAGATCCTAATACTTGGGTATTCTTCGCATTCATTAAGGATGGATCTACATTCTCTGTATTTAAGCACCTCACACGTATTGGTATGTACGAGCTAACAGCTACACCTATAGGATTTTCTCTGAGCGACACAAATCTTGATATGTCAGATTGTGTGCTTATTGATGAGTTGATGCTGTTTGACATGGCAAAGCCTGTTTCTGAAATCTTGCATTCTGTAGAGGATAGGACAGATGTGGAATACTATGTGAACGGTATGAACTTTAAGGATTTCGGCGTACACATAAGCAAATCTAATGGCCTAATTGGACAACTTGAACGTAAGGAGGGATACAATGAAGACTGGGGATCAAGACATGGAATAATGAGAAACCACAACTATGTGCGCTATAAGGAGCGCACTATCACGCTGGAGTGTTTCTTGGAGGCAAGTTCAAGAGCAGCTTTCGTGGAGTGGCAAAACCGTTTCTTTGATCAATTCCGACAGAAAGGGACACAGCGTTTGGTTGTAGAGTATGCCGGGTCTACAAAACCTCTTGTATATGAAGTTACAATGCAAAATGGTGCAGATCCGGAAAAGGAATGGGGTAGGTATAATGATGGCTTGATGGTGGGAACTTTTACACTCACCTTGGTGGAGGATGATCCTGTTAAGATGGTGCTCAGACACATTACAGCTGAGGCAGACAGTACAACCTCATTCAAGCTCACAACCTATAGCCATCTGACAGTATTCTGGGGTGACGGAAGCGTTACTAACAGAGTAAGAGGTGAACAGTTCACAGTAGAGCATACTTACAAGAAACCAGGTGAATATGATATTATCATAGCTGGATTGGTTGAGGAGATTTCCGACTTTGAAACAAATGATATAATTGTATGGCAACGTTTGATGTAGAGTACTACCTTGATGATATTCCGATTTCAACATATGGCATTATCGTGACAACCAGTAAAGGTTTGATAGGTAAACCAGCTGCAAAAGACACATTATCCGCAGACTGGACAGAACACAATGGCATAGTGAGAGATCTGGAGAATCTCAGATACAAAGGCAGAGAGATTGAGTTGACATGTGTGATGGAAGCTGGTGGCTATCAAGATTTCATAACCAAGATCACAAGTTTTCTACAGACTATTGGAACAAAGATTTGTACGCTTTCCTGGAAAGCCGGGAACTCACAGATGCCAAATATTCTTGTTGCGCACTCAAAGCAACTAAATGTGTCTAAAGAATTTGATCCTAAAAGAATGGTAGGTACATTTCAGTTGAAATTTGAAGAGCTTATCCCTCCAGTCCAAAAGAGGAAAATTGTAAGTTATATCACGCCAGACGATCCGACTGATAATGATGTGCACTACTATATAGATGGTCAAGATATCGCTGGTGTGTTTGGTGTTTTTGTTGAATCAAGTTCAGGATTGTTCCAGAAACCGCAGGAAAAAGAATCGCTTACAGTTGATTGGTATGGCAAAAATGGCGTTGAGAAAGATGTAAGCTCTATCAGATATGATGAGAGAGAGATCGCGCTAAACTGCTTTATCACTGCAAAAACGTATGACAAATTCATCTCGCAGGTACAAGGCTTTTGCAATTTGCTTACAGGGACAGGCTCACATAGGCTGAGAGTTAAAGTAAGGGGATATCATCCGCTGGTGTACGAGGTGTACCACCCGTCTCAAATAACAATATCTCCAGAATGGAATGAGCAAACATGTGTAGGAATTTTTACACTAAAGCTTGTCGAGCCAGAGCCAGTAAAGATCGTACTTTCTATGTCTGGCAATGCCAGCATTAGGTTAGCAAGCAAAAGCGCAGCACATATTTACTGGGGAGACGGCACACATACATTTGATGTGTCTGGTGACGGAAAACCGCAGACAATCACAAAGACTCTACCTGAAATGAGCGAGGTAATAATTGCGATAGAGACAAAAGATCTGATAGATTTAACACATAACGGTTCAATAATATGGAACAGATTAGTATAACAAACAATCTAACAGGTGTGAAAACAAGGCTTTTCACAAAGGAGCCTTTTTGTTCTGTGAAAAGTGCGATCCAGGAAAAGAATCTAATGGGCGATGATGTTCTCAAGCTCAGTATTGTAAGCTCTCAGCTTCTTAACTTCGGAAAGGGTGACTATGTCACTATAGATGGTGAGGTATACACAGTAAGAACTCCGGCAACCAGACAGATCATATCTGATAACTACTATCAGTATGACGTTGTGCTCTATGGGGCTATGTATGATCTTATGAAATGCCTGTATAGAAATGCAGACGCAAACGGAAGATCTTCAAAAAGTAGCTTTGATCTTACCTACTCCCTAAAAGAGTTTGCTAAGGTTATCATCTATAATATGAATCGGGACTACCCTGGTAAATGGGTGCTGGACGAGGCAAACGTGCCAGAAACAGAGCCTAAGACTATCAACTTTGCAAGTCAGAACTGTCTCCAGGTGCTACAAACTATCTGCAATGATAAGAATTTCAACTATGATTTCCAGATCACGCAGGATATGGGCGTGAGTACTATCCACATAGGCAAGTTTGGATCAGTGATAGCTCCCCCTGGAGGTGGTGATGCCTTTGAATGGGGAAAAGGAGGTGGTATCTATGACCTAAAAGAGGAAAAGGTGGATGATAATGCTATCAAGACAAGGCTTTGGGTTGAGGGTGGAACTTCAAACCTTAAAGCCGATTACAGGAATTTCTCTGATAGACTGCAACTTCCATTTCCGAGGAGGCTTAATAGGAAAACTCACACAATGAGGGATGGTACTGTTATCCAGGCAAATAGCCAGATGATCGGCATCGATGATGATATAAAAAGATACCACGAAGATGATGTTCTGACAGCAAAGATAGGAGCTGACGAGGAGTACAAGAGCTATGATGAGATCTATCCTAAGCGTACCGGATCTATCACAGCCCTTGTGCCTGGTGATATAAACTCATTCGTGGATAGCTCAATGGACTTTAATCTGAATGAGAAAGATGCTGATGGCAACACTAAGTATCTGATTGGAGGCGTGTCGGCAAAAATAACGTTTATATCTGGCAAACTGGCTGGGCAAGAGTTTCAAATCAAAGAGAAAGGCTATGACCACAGCAAAAAGCAATTCACCATCATTCCTTACAAGGATGAAAGAGGACAGAAATTCCCAACAGAAGATAATACGGCCTTTCAGTTTGCTGTTGGCGACAAATACAAGCTCACAGAGATCAATCCACCTCAGAACGTGGTGGATGATGCTGAGGAGGATCTTTGGTTTGAATCAATCCAGGACTTTAACAATATGAAGCAGGCAAGGGTGAAATACACACTTACCCTGGATCGCCTGTATATGATCAATAACACTCCAGCTGATGCTTCTACTGTGCTTTTCAAGGTCGGGGACTATGTGCACGTGAAAGACAGTCGTTTTGGTATTGATAAGAATATCCGTGTTACTAAGGTATCACGCAACCTTTTGCTCAGGCAGGACTACTCTATTACGCTTTCAGACACTGTTACTATCTCTGTTGCAGCTCAGACTGTTATAGATGTTATAGAGCACGAGAACATCATTGAGGCTAACAGGCTTAGAGATCTTACCAGAGCCAGGAAATCATGGCGTACCACTGAGGAGCTGAGGAATATGGTGTATGATACGGATGGCTACTTTGATCCAGAGAATATCAAGCCAAACAGTATTGATACAAATATGCTCACTGTCGGATCAAAGAGTCAGCAGTTTGTCCTCTCTGGTGTGATCCTGGAGGCTAACTTTGGAGGCAATGCCAACATATTCAAGGCTACTGGAGGCGTTCTTACTCACCTCACGATCAACTCTGAGGCGATCCATAACTGGACAATGAGCGAGGCACAGTTTACCCTGGCTAATACCAACGGATACTATGTGTTTGCCAAGTGTTCAAAGACAGGAGAAACAGGCGTGTGGTTTGTTTCCCAGGATAAGCTCCTGGTGGAGAATGCCAGCGATCCAGATAACTACTATTTCCAGGTAGGTATTCTGAGCGCAGTGTATGCTGATGATGGTTTCAGAGATTTTGTTTCCACCTACGGCTTTACCAGAATCAACGGCAACACGATCACTACAGGTAGGATCGTAACCTCTGATGGCGAAAACTACCTGGATCTGGATGGCAACAAGTTTAGGATCGGCAACAGCACAAGCTCTGTGGACTGGAATGTGACTGAACGAAACCAGCTCACACTCCACAATGTACGCCTGTTATCTGATTCTGGTGATATAGCTCCTATTGGCGTGTATCGTGGCTGGTACAACGTTAACAACACGTACTACTACGGCGATGAGGTAAGTTACACCTCTGATGGCGAGACAAAGACCTACAGGCATACTAACAAGACACACTCAAAGGGGGTTGCTCCAACTAATAGTATATACTGGAACGTGATAGCCAAGGGCGCTAATGGAAAAAATGGAGATTATTTTGAATATAGATATGCTGTAAATGGATCAATGGTTAGTCCTCCTACTCTAACAGCTTCTTCACGGAACCCAAGTGGATGGATAACCAACCAGCCGGCTATAGGTGCAATGCAATATCTTTGGCGAACAATGGCAAAGATTAGTGGCGCAGATGGTTCTTTAATTCAAAATTGGAGTGCACCTGTTAGAATTACGCCAAAGGATGGAGATCATGGATTAGATGCATTATCTGTAAATATTTCATCTACAAATATTTGCGTACACAAGAAGAATGAAAGACAGATTGTCTCTGTAAGGATAAAAATCAGCAAGGGGAGCACTCTCCTTAAATACGACGATGATTACAAGTGCTCCACGTTGAGCAAAGATAGAAACATTGCAAATGGTCTTATATGGGGATTTACGACAGAAGAAGACGGAAAAGTATTCTGTTATCGCTTTATGCTTTCAGCTAATGCCGTAGTAAATACCGAGATTCCATTTACGATCGAAGATAAAAAAACTGGTATTATCTATCCATATCAGTTATATTTCACAACGATAGAAGATGGAGCAAAGGGAGATCCTGGAGATAGTCCGGCAATAGTTTATCGTGGAGCATACAATCCAACATCTGTGTATTATGGAAATCGATTTAGGCTTGATGTTGTAAGACACAAAGAATCCTATTATATCACACGTATAGATGCTGGCGAGGTCTATAACATAATTCCAAGTGACGCCTCTAAATGGAATCCGTTTGGCGCTCAGTTTGAAAGCATAGCTACAGGTCTTCTTCTTGCTGAAAATGCCAATATAGCAGGGTGGATTTTTAAGGATGGTATGCTGTATTCTCAGAATGGAAATAGTTTCCTTAATGGTGTTACTGGTGAAGTATGTATTGCAGGTATTTTGAGGAAGAAAATGGTTCATATAACCAAAGATAATATAGGCATATATACACAAGAGATAGAAGGCATTCGGAACATAATTAAATTTGAAAAGGCTGGATCTCTGATTTCGGTAGATTACCAACCTCCAGGAATTGATGATCGCCCAATATGTTATCTTCCATCTGTAGATCCAGGTGTCAACCATTCAGAAGAACAGCGTGATGAGGCAAGATCGTATATAGGGTCAACAATAATTATTTTCAATAAGTCAAATTACACCATTGCATTATCTGGCAGATGTAAGGAAAAAGATGGTGGAGGCGGCCTATCTTTCGTATTAAATAATAACGAGATAGCTGTCCTTGAATGTAAGATACGTTTTGACAATCAAGGAAGAGAGGATGTCTATTGGTTATTTAGACGCGGCAAGATAAACAGATGATAAAAGACAGAATAAAAACAGATCCTGATGGAGTTTTATACTCTACCAGGATCTAATTAAAGAGCAGTTAAGAAGATTATGAAGCAGAAAGGCTGGATCTGCATAATAAGCAACAAAAAAAGACGTTAGAAAACGCACAAAAAAACGTCATTAGTGTGTTTCTCAAACACATTTTTATATCTTTGCAGTATTAAAATTTCCTAAGTAAAGTATCAAGCTCTATGGGTTTAATTTTAGGCAGTGGCTCTACTAAGCCACAATACCCCTATGATCAGTGGTATGGCGTACAGGGTGATACAACAAGTTCTGATTACAAACTAACACGTGTTGGCAACTTAGATCTCCATAGGACTTTGCCTATACAGAATAAGTTGAGGAGGTTCGTAGAGAATGAGGATGGGTCCGTAAAGTACTATCTTGGGCAAAACGACAGTCGCACTAATAAGGCTGGCGCTCTGGCGGATATTACTGGTGCAGATGGTAATGTGATGTTGGAGATCCCAGAGTTTTATGTGCGCATTGAGATCCATGGCACAAAGTGGATATATGGAATTTCAGAACATCCCTTGCCTGGCTTTACAAAGATAGAACGTATGGCGATAGCTCCCTGGTACTCTACATATAACCAGGAAACAAGCAAGCCACAAAGCGGCTGTTTCCTCACTTGGAATGGCGATGAGGTAGCCAGGGGTGAGGATGGTTTGCCTATCTTTGTGGATGGTGCTGCTAACTGTAGAGGCGGTAGCAACACTGCTGAATGGGATGGTACATATCGCTCTCTGATCGGCATGGGTAGAACTAACATTCCCTCAAGCACCATTAGAGACTGGTGTGCTGCTACAGGAAACGGCATACACCATGGGGCATTCAGGGCTTACAACTATATAGCTTGGTTACAGCGTATTGAGTACGCCTCTCTACACTGCCAGGATACATACACTACTACTCTCACAGGTGATGGTTTCAGACAAGGTGGTTTGGGGTCTGGATGTGTTGTAGAAGATACTAATGAGTGGAATAAACACTGTGCCGTTAATCCTTTCATTCCTGGTGGTGTGACTGCTCCTATTGGAAACAACACTGGAAAGGTGAGCTTTGTTGTAAAGAACTGGGCAAACAGTGGTTCTGATAAGACTCTTCAAGTTACATCTTACCGTGGCTTCGAGGTTCCATTTGAGTATCTATATATGCTGGCAGATGATATTCTGATCCATCACAGTCCAGTTACAGCTATTGGTAAATCGCGTGCTTATCTTTGCACTGATCCTACCAAATTCACATCTCACTCAAAAAGCGCAGAAAAACCTCCAGTTGGATATGAGGAAGTGGCAGATCTTCCTTATAATCCACATCCTACGGCTCTATACTCTATGTACTTAAGTCTTACTGAAAATGGCATTGGCTTCAACAGCAAGATACTGGGCGGTTCAAGCAACAAGGGGTGTTGTGATTTGTTTTATTGTCCTGGGAACAAAACTTCAGGATGGCATTTAGCCATTTTGTCTGGTAACGCACGTGATGGTGTTGGCGCTGGTTTTAGTTTTATGTTTACAACTTATTCCACCCAATATACGAATAATTGCATCGGGTTTCGCTTATGTCGTAATTAGTGGAAAAGTACAGATATAAACTTTAATAAGTAAAAAACATGACGGTAATAAAAAACTATTGGGCAGGGTTAACGTCAAACGAGAAACCTGTAAAATTTGAGGATTTGAATAACGGACAAGGTACTATTCATTATAATCACAATATCCAGGAGATTCTGGTGATCAACGGTGAGGATGGATCACGAGAGATTACTGATGATCCTAAAAAAGCAAATGGAAAGAGTTACAAGTACGATTGTGTACGTGTAGAGTTTCCTAACACTGGTGATAATGTGTACCATACTTTACTTAATGCTAAGTATGATAGCAATTACCAGGAAAAGCTTATCAATGAGTGTCAGAGTTACCAATTCGGCATCACTAAGGATAAGGCGGCTCTGGAGGACTACAAGGCATTTCTTAAGGATCGACTTAACATAAGGACGATGGTAGATGAGGACTGCAAGGAGTGTGGCATTCCTCTTTTCTAAAAAAATCTATGATCAAAGACTATAAAAAATGAGTATGGATAAAGGATTAAGAAATACGTTTTTGGGCTTCGTGGGTTCAATTATATTGCTTTTTCTCGGTGCGTGGGTGCAAATCAACTCCAGAATCTCCATCTTGGAGGTTCAAGTAAGCAACGACAGACAGATTCTACTTGAATCAAACAAGAAATCGGATGATGATATGAAAGAGATCAAAGGCAAGTTAGAGGAAATAAACGTAAACGTAACGCACTTGAATGACGTGAAACAAGATAGAGTATTTCCAACCAAGCAAAACTCAAATCAATGAAACGTTGGATAAGACAGGTGATTTCGCGGTGGAAAGCGACAACACCTAAGTTTTTCAAAGTGATAGCAGTCTTTGCAACTTGCGTGAGCGTAACAGCAATATCGATCAACACAGCATTATTAGGTGCAGGGGCGAGCGCACCATCTTGGTGGAGCGATATTTTCCCATACCTGGTTGGAATACCAGCAGGTATGGCAGCTGTAGCAAAACTTACAAAAGATGATAAGTAATGAGAAATATAAATGAGATAATTGTCTATCGGTATCGGTCTCATCGAAATAAAGAGTATCTACGAAAAGGCAGAGGAAAAGATTAAGATAGACAACGTAGCAGAGTTGGCAAAGCAGGTGGCGCGCAACAAAGAGAACATCGGCGCTGTGGCTGATGCCGTCATAGATTATTTGAAGAAAAAGGACGAAAAGAAAGGAGGCAAACAATGAATATACAAGTAAGGCGGCGCTATTTTGCACCCACCCACACGATAGGCACAATGTATATTGACGGTGAGCGCTTTTGCGACACGCTCGAGGACAAGAATAGAGATGCCAACCACAACGGGCAATTCGATGGAGGCGAGGAGAAAGTAAAGCACGAGACAGCAATTCCTTTCGGCACGTACAAGGTGGTTGTAACAAAGTCGCCGCGGTTTTGCAGAGACTTGCCGAGGTTGCTTGATGTGCCGAATTTTGATGGCGTGCTTATCCACAGAGGAAACACGCCCGAGGATACGTCCGGATGCATTCTTGTTGGAGAGAACAAGGTAAAAGGCAAAGTCATCAACTCCACACCCTACGAGTTAGAGCTTGTAAAACGTTGCAAAGCGGCGTTGGCGAAAGGAGAGGAAATCAAAATTGAGATAGTATGAGGTATTTTATTTTAACCCTTGCAGCCGTACTGATGGCAGGCTGCAAGACAACTAAGAGCGTAACGCAGGAGCGCACAGAGAGAAGAGATAGCGTGAGGGTAGAGTATCGCGAGCGTGTTGTATTTGTGCCCGACACTATTTTCCTTGAAGTGCCGAGGCAGAGCGCAGAGCGAGTCGTAAGAGATAGCGTATCGCATCTCGAAAACGAGTATGCCTACTCTGATGCTCGAATACTGATTGATGGTAGTCTTTTTCACGCGCTTTCAACAAAGCCGCAGAAAAAGCCAATACAGACGATGCAAAAAGTAATAACAAGAGATAGCATCGTTTACGTTGACAGGTGGCGAAGCAATGACAAGGTAGTTAAGATTGAAAAGAAACTATCGTGGATGCAAAAAGTGCAGATTTGGATTTGTAGATCTGTTGTGCTTACGTGGTTGCTGTTCTTCACAATAATTCTAATACGCAAAATAGTACAACGATTCATAAAGAGAAGCTAATTATTTGTAGATTCTTTCATAATTTGAAGCGCCCGGTCTGCGAAGATAGGGTGCTTTTGCTATTTATAAGGTAGCAAACGGGGTCTTCAAATGTTAAAAGTGCGTTTTGCCTCAATTATTTTTGAAATTCTCTTTGTTTTTTCAGAAGAAGTGCCTATCTTTGCATTGTTCAATTAAAACAATAACCAATTAGGAAGCGGGGTGTCACCGCGATAAAAACGACAAGAACAAAATGAAACGAGTAATTTTAAGCAATTTCGTTGGAACGTCAGAAGAGTTTGTAAAGAACTACGTAATCAAATTCAAGTTTTACCTTGGTTATGAGCCTGAATATGACTCTGTAGCTTGCGCGGTCTATGTAAAAGACGAGGACGAAGATTTTGTAGTAAAATCCTTAAAAGAAGACGAGGACGGAAACCGCAACGGCGTTGTTCTTGTTGAAGATGTGAAGCGTATAGAACGCAACGGCTTGAAGCTTGAGATTCGCGACGACTCCTACGACTACGAGATTCTTAACACAGAAAAAGGCGAGTTAGTTGGATCTCATTTTTCAAAAGACCAATACACACTCGATGAGGCTTTAGAAGAGTACTTCGAAGATTTTGAAGATTAACCAATTTCGCGGGCTTGCCAAAAGCAGGCCCGCCTATATTATCTAACAATGAAAAAATACGTATTAGAAAAATCGAAAGAGCGTGATGGCTGGTGGGTATTCACCGACACAGAGTACGGCGCAGTTATCCAATTTGAGGAAAAAAAATACAACGAGACGCAACGCGTTACATTCCTTGCAGATTGCAAGATGCAGGCGGGCGATGAAATGAATTTTGCGCGCGTACTTCGCAAGATGGGCGAGTGGATTAACCGACATCACGCCTCAATATGTTTTGAAAAGAAGCACGTATTAGAGTGGTCGGAGGACAACGAGCATTGCTACTTGGTGCGCACAGTATATCCGCGCTTACGCCTTGAGATATTGGACGAGTGCAAAGGCTCTCTTTTGAGACAAAAGCTGCAAAATATGCGCCGTGTAATAATCAACAATTACGTGTACAAGCGCGGCACAGATGGTTACGCAATATTAGGTGATGAAGAAGAAGACTATTTCACGGAGCAATGATGGCCGCGGCGGTGCGCGGGCAGGAGCTGGGCGCAAAAAGAAACCTTGGTGCGGCTCTGTTAACCTTCAAATAGATTTGGAGGTATGGGCAGCAATAAAAGAAGCCGCGCAGGAAGACGGAGAACGGGTCGGAATTTTCCTAACAAAGGCTTACGCCTACTATGAGCGCTTTGTGCGAAAGCGTGTTCCCGTTCCTGACTTCAATTTGAACGAAAAACGATTGCCGCAAGCACTACTTCAATACTTCAGCTTTGATTTTGTGAGTGCTGAATATATGATGATACGCGAAAGAGTTGCGTTTGAGACGCCCGCCGATACTTACGGTTATTCTGAAATGAAGCAAACGACAATTATTTGTCGCGGCCACAAAATAAATATTGGATATTTCCGCGCCTACTTCAAAGAAGACGAAAAAAAGATTTTTCGCGAAATTCCATTACCTGAAGATGAGGCTATTTTTACAGAAGATTTCCGCGAAGATATGAAAAGAAAAACAGTTGGTTAGGCTGGTGTCTTTTGAAATAGTATCGGAAAGTATTTTTCCAATTTATGATAAAGTTGTACATTTGCACTACCGATCTGAATATCGGTGTTGCAAAAGAATCCTGGCGCTGTTTTCTGAATATCAAATAGCGTTCAGGATTCACTTTTTTAGCAGAAATTCTACAATAGTTCGACAGAATTACGACAATATTCTATAACTATCTGATTTTCAGAGTTAGAATAAATCTTTCCTAAACCTTAGATTTGGGTTCGATTCCCAACGGGACTACCAAGCATCGTGCGACACCATCCGGATCGCGCGATGCTTTTTGTATAAAAGAAGCAAGAGGCAACACGCCAATACCAAAACTTTATGATGCACACAAGCCAAAAGACAAAGGAACATACGGCGGCATCCTTAATGGTCTATGAACGCCGGCTATGCGTTGTCAATCTTTAGATTGGCAAAAAAAGCAAAGATTTGTTGCGATATTAATGAAATTTACAGACCTTTGCGCACAGAACTTTAATTTTAAACATTTAAGGGTATGAAGAAGTTATTTTTGACGCTTTTTGCCAGCGTATGTTTCGCAACCGCCTTGCAGGCGCAAACCATTACGGTAGAAGAGCCTGAGTTTGCAGAGGAAACTTTGTTGCTCACTTCAAACACGAAGGGTGAGAAGTTGAATCGTGAAAATGGCACCGTAAAATCCAAGGCCGGAGCAAGTCTTTACCTCACCGGCATAGGCAAGGTGAAAACGCGCTTAACGCTACAAGGCGCACAATCAACCAGCAAAGCGAAGGGAGCCTCTACGACGAAGCTTATCATTAAAGCCGTAAACAATACGACAGACCCGAACTCTTTCATCAGCATCTTCAAATTTGAAGTTAAGGGTAAGGAACGCAGATATCAACTCGCAGAGAGCGGAACGCTTTCTAAAACGGAAGAGAACAACTTGTCGAGCGTAGAGTATAAGGCCAAGAAGTATGGCCAAAGTTCTTACCTTCTCGTGTTAGAAAATCTTCAACCGGGCGAATATGGTATCGTAATTGGCGATCCCAATAATGCGAACACAAAGAACACGATGAAAGTCACAACCTTTACGGTTGAATAATTTGCTACTGCACCCATAAGACTTCCGCCCACACAGCCTCGCTTGTGTGGGCGGAAGTCTTAGATACCGTCTTATACATTATACAGATGTGTGTAGCTTGACTTGCGCACTGACTCCGATAAGGTTATTCGCGAACAAAGCATCAAGACGCACATATAAAACACGTCAAAACACGATCCGACCAACGCCAAACAAAACACGCCATTATATCTATAGGAGGTAGCCGGTAGCAGTTTGCGCGTGTTGTGAAAACCTTTGCGCGCCGAACTTTAGCCCTCGCCTTTCAAGCTCACCCGGTCTATTCGCCAAGAGTTCCTAGAGAAAACCCAACCGACCTTACCCTATCTAACAAAGAATCTGCAACAACCTTTTAGGGCTGCTACAGATTCTTTCCTATTATATATTGTCTCGTCTTGTCTTAATCTGCGTAAGGGATTGTTCTCCACAAACGAACGGGAGCCTTACTTCTATAACCTTTTTTATATCTTGGGTCGGTTACGTATGGTTTAGGATCTTTATCTTGCATGTATGGAGGATTAACATAAAGATAATAATTCATAAAGCAGCTCACATTCTCTTGGTCAGATGGACCTTTGAGGGTTACAGCTTGCTTAGGTGCTTTTTGCTGACTATCTTGCTGATAAGCTCCTGAAGTACCTTTAATAAAATAACGTCCATCAGACGAAACGTCGTCAGGCGTCCAATACTGTGTACTCTTTCCGATTGTACTATCGTCAAAGAACCACCATGTTTGACCCTGATTAGAACCTCGTGGCGCACTAGGGTCAGGCGTATTTATAACATTATTCATACCTGCATACGGGAATACACGTATGACATCATCAGGATAAGTTGTATCATAGTTACTTGGAGCTGCCCAGAAATCTTCATTGGCTATATCATCCATATCAAGAACGAAGCGAGGACCAAGATAACGCTGTGTAAGCACAGCTGCATCGTTCTTATCTTCCCAACGAACAGTATAAGTATAATTGTTATTGTCTACCCAAGTTGAAGTATTCAGACCGGAAGGAACTCTAGTTAACGACTGCTTAGCATAGCCTTGGTATACTTGCCCCTCTCCACTATTGGTTATATAATCGGGCTTTTTCGCCATACCTAACATATAAGAGACAACCTTACCATTTACCTCTACTCCCTTAGAATAAGAGTGGAACACAAGTTTTGTTTCGTTCCAACTGGGATGCCTTGCAGGTGAAACAATTCCCATAGAGAATTTGTATCGTAGATTACCACTGCCGTCTCTACGGAAACCAGAGAAGCCAAAGAACTGAGGAATGATGCAACGCCAATGTTCATGTTTCGCAAACATATAATTTGCAGGCACACTCGGAAGCTTTGATTCTATTTCTGTATAATAATACTTTTGCGTGTGGGCTACATCTTGATTCACATCAGTAGAGAGCTGCGCATCCGTACCGAAGTTGTCGTGCTTAGCAATATAACTTAGCGGCGGGAACTCGTAAACGACTTTACCCTTAGCCGGATAGTTGGCACCGGAAAGGTAGCTGGTGCGCGTACCATAAGCCGGAATCATGTTGATCGACTTAGGCACAACCATGCCGCTCGTACCATTGCCGTCGGGCACCGCCATCAGCATAAACTGCGTCTTCGCAATGTGCATCGTATCGGCTGCACCTACCCCTTCTGTATTATCTTTGTAGATTCTGACGTCTTGCTCTTTCGGGCACATCCATACATAGATGAAGCTGGGCGCTTCCCCTCCTTTTACGACCTTATCAAAATTGTCGCCCGAGGCTTTGGGCAAGAAAGTATGGTCATAATAATAGAGTGCCGTATTGAGCTTTTTAGCTTTCTCTTGATCAAAGTTGGCCACATAATCGCCTATCAGGCGGAAGCGGCGCTTAGCAATGAGTCCGTCAGCACCTGTCATCGCATTGTCAGTCAATGGGCGTTGATAGAACTTGAAGGCCTTGAAAGCACTCTTGTAAGAGTCCAACTTAGCCGAAGCGATTTCCGTATCCGTCACATCGTGAAGCTCGGACGACTTAACAAAGTTCTTATCATCAAACGCACTTAAGTCAAACTGCCCGCAAAGAATGTTGCTCGTAATGATGCGCACACCATTATATTTAAAATCGAAGTGCGTACCGTTAGAGACCTTCAAGCGAACGATCGTGCCAAACTGCTTGAAGCGAACCGGCAACTTTGCCTCAAAGGTACCATTCGCTGCATTGGTTTCCAACTTGCGCCAACTGAAAATGTACGGAACGTTTGCGCCCCACGTTGCGACCTCGCCGGTTGATGTGCGAGGCGTATGGCCTTCTGAATAGCCATTAAACTTCACTTGGTCCGTACCAAGCAGCTGCTCGCCGCCTAAGATACCGCACACATACCACGTGCCGGCACTCAAATTAGAGCCGGCTTTAAGCTCGAAGTGTTCGTTGGTTTCCAGGCTCAATTTGCCGCCCTTCTTATAGGTCCAATTCGTCACAACTTTCGTAATAGGTTGTGAATCGTCAGAGTTTCTAAAGATCAAGACTACAGGAACTTTCGTACCGTCTTCAAGTTCCTTGCCATCGTCACCCGATTTATCAAAGATGCCAATCGGCGTTGGGAAGCCTTCAGCGTGCCCATCCGCAGCAATTGTTTGATAACCGATTGCGCGGCGGCTCGGCCCTTCAGCTTTCGGAGAGCCACTCTGCCCGCCCATATCGCCTTCGATCGACAGCGATACCTTCACACCGGGTTGCTCCTCTTGGCCGGCACCGGGCCCTACAATCTCTTGATCTGAACAGCCACTAAAGAGTGCTATGCAGACCGCAAAACTTGCATAAAGTAAATGTTTCATTCTTTTTTATAATACGGCTATATAGGAAATTTCTCCTATGGTTTAATCAGTTCTGTTTACACTGAAATTCTAAACGATTAGTTATTTCCCTCTTCGGGGTCCGGCTCATCATCACCGGGTTCAAGCGTACCATGAAGGGTACTTCCCGGGCGAATAGGCACACCCATCATTTCATCCGTATAAAGACTTAACACCTCTATGCCGGGACTTACGTATTCCATTTTCCTCATAAAAAACTCTCTATCTTATTAATAAATGTTCTGTTTGATTTCTATCGCTCATCAAGCCTTGTCTAATCACATTCTTCGTGTAGTTTCGGCAAAGTTACGAACAAAAATTAAACGAACAATGATTTTACCATGTATATTGCGTCATTTTAACATTTACATCTCGTATTTGCAGCCTTTTTTCCTAACTTGCTTTGCAAAAGTAAGATGGTATCGATAGCTACATGCTTTTTATGCCCGTAAAAGATTTCAAAAATTTATATCTTTCTGATAATCAATAAAAATAAGAAGGAATAAAGGATAAAAGGGTTACGATTTGGAAATGCGCGAGTTTCTTTCCCTTTCTTTATTCTGCAATGCTTCAAAGACCACTTATTTAATGTTGTAAAGATACATTATTGCCAACGAAAAACATTCAAAAAAGAAGAAAATTATCATTGTGCAGTAATAATATCCTTATTTGCTTGGAGTTATGGCATTAAATGCTTAATTTTGTGTGTGATACTTTTAACAATCAATGAAAGAAAATCTACAGATGAAGGCAATAAATCGGATTAAATCCGTATTAGCGGAAAAGCAGGTTTCGGGCAAATGGTTAGCTAATCAAGTCGGACATACAGAGAATACAGTATCACGCTGGTGTTCAAATAAAGTACAGCCCTCTCTTGATAATCTTGTCAAGGTTGCAGAGGTATTGGAAGTAGATATTCGTGATTTGTTAAGACCTACATTAAAGAAGTAGAATGTTATGGGAAAATTCAATGAAGCAACCAGAGTACAGATGCCTGCAATGGTACATCTGACACGTTTAGGATATAAATATTGGGGAAGAATTCATGAAAGCGAAGCTGGTACAATATACGACCCAGACACCAATATTTTATTAGAGGTTTTTAAGGCTCAGTTTAAGAAACTAAATCCTGAATATGCAGGTGAATATGAACAAACATTGAAAGATATTCGGAAGGAACTCAATGATGATGATTTAGGACGTGGCTTTTATCAACGTCTTAAATCAGTGTCCCCTATAAAGTTGATTGATTTTGAGCGACCAGCTAATAATACTTTTCATTTTACAGCTGAGTTTACCTGTAAGAATGGACAAGAAGAATTTCGTCCTGATATAACACTATTCGTCAATGGACTGCCACTTTGTTTTGTTGAGGTAAAGAAGCCAAATAATCATGGTGGAATGGTTGCAGAAAGTAAGCGAATGAATAAGGAGCGTTTCCCTAATAAGAAATTTCGCCGTTTCATCAACATTACCCAATTGATGATTTTCTCCAATAATATGGAATATGACACATTGGGCGGTATTGTGCCTGTTGAAGGAGCGTTCTATTGCACAGGAGCGAGGAATTCTGCTCCATTCAATTGCTTCAGAGAAGAAAATCCAACAGGTTTGAAAGTTGCACCTTTTCATGCAGAATACCCATATCTAAAAGCTGATGCAGAACAAGAAAAACAAATCTTAGCAGATTACAACAACCAAGTTATACATACAAGCCCTGAATATCAAAGCAATTTAAGTCCATATACACCTACCAATCGTATTTTAACTTCAATGTGTTGTCCTAAACGTCTGCTCTACATTCTTAAATATGGTATTGCATACGTTCGCATGGAACGTGAAGTTGATGGTAAAATTGAAACAACTGACCAAAAACATATTATGCGTTATCAACAGTTGTTCGCTTCGTTGGCTATTGAGCGCAAACTCACTGAAGGTATAAAGTCGGGATTGGTTTGGCATACACAAGGTAGCGGTAAAACGGCTCTATCGTACCATCTGACCTATATTCTCAATGATTATTTTGCAAGACAAAATAAAGTAGCGAAGTTTTATTTCATAGTGGATCGCCTTGACTTATTAGAGCAGGCTACACAGGAGCTTGAAGCACGAGGATTAGTAGTATCAACAGCTAACACTCGAAAGGAACTAATGGAACAATTCCGCACCAATCAAGCCCAACAAGGTGCAAGTGGGAAAGCGGAAATAACTGTTGTAAATATTCAGCGTTTTGAAAAAGACAACGAGAAGGTAGAACTTAATTTGTATGCAACCAATCTTCAGCGCATTTTTATTCTTGATGAAGCACACAGAGGATATAGCCCAGGTGGTTGTTTTCTTGCCAATTTGTTTGATGCTGACCAAAATTCCATAAAAATAGCTTTAACAGGTACTCCGCTTTTGAGCGAAGAACGCGCTTCGTGCAAAGTTTTTGGAAATTATCTGCACTCCTATTATTATGACCGCTCAATAGCTGATGGTTATACGCTTAAAATCATTCGAGAAGATATTGAAACGTCCTATCGAGAGAAACTTACTGAGGTTCATGAAAAACTTGAAACCTTGGTTGAGAAAAAAGACATCAAGAAAAGCGAGATAATAGAGCATGACAATTATGTAGATGAGCTTCTGCGCTATATTATCAATGATTTGGTCAATTTTCGTAAGATACAAGGCGATGAAACCTTGGGGGGAATGATTATATGCGAGACCAGCGGTCAAGCAGAAAAGCTTTTCGCTCATTTCGATAAGATACAAAAGGAAATCAATGATAAGCTAAATCTTCGTGTAGGTTTGATACTTCACGATTATGAGGATAAAGAAACACGCAAGCAGATAGTTAAGGACTTTAAGAAGAATATGACTATTGATATTCTTATTGTCTTTAATATGTTGCTTACAGGATTTGATGCGCCACGATTAAAGCGACTTTATTTCGGTCGCAAACTCAAAGATCACAATCTTCTTCAAGCTATAACACGTGTAAACCGACCATATAAGGATATGCGTTATGGCTTCCTTATTGATTTTGCTGACATTAAGCGCAATTTTGAAGAAACCAACGAAGCTTATTTACAAGAATTAAATCGTTTCAATGATGTCAAGGAAACAGGGGAAGGCAATAATACTGAAACCTTTGCACAAGTTATAGAAAACAAAGAAGAGATATTTGAGCAAATGAAAGAAATTAGACAAGTGCTGTTTGATTACTCTTACGACAATGCCGAAGATTTCTCTACCGAAATCTCTACCGAAGAAGACAAGGCTGTATTGCTCGACCTCAAGCATGCACTCGTAGCTGCTAAGAATATGGCAAACATTGTTCGCACTTTTGGTGATGATAAGATGAGGGAGCAGTTCTCTAAGTTGGAATTAACCAAGCTCCCGGAATTATTGTCAGAAGTGCAGCATCGTATAAATATTATCAATCAAAAGGAAGCATTCAAGATGAGCGATGAAACAAAGTTGCTCATTAATGAAGCTATGCTTGATATAGAATTTGATTTCTCAAAGATAGGCTCAGAAGAACTGCATATCATTGGCGGAACGGGAGCTTTAAAGGAAAAGTGGCAACGTGCTATTACTGCTTTCACCAACAATTTCGACCAAGACGACCCCGAGTTTGTTACGCTTAGGGAAGCATTCACCGAACGCTTCAAAGAACACGGCTTTGTTGTAGATACTGTGGCAAAGTTTAATGAAGAAACCAAAGCTCTCGATGATGTGATGAAGCGTTTGCAAGAGATACAAGTAAGAAACAATGCACTCTTGAAGAAGTATAACGGAGACGCAAAGTTTGCACGTGTCCACAAGCGCATACGTGAAGTGAATAAGAAAAGAGAAGTAGAACATAAAGTTCCTATGTTCTCATTCAAAGACGAGGAGATAATGGTTATTCTAAAAATAATAAAAGAAGATATTGATGCCAAAGTGTATGACAAGAGCGATATTTTGAAAAAAGATGCTTTCTTCTCACGCACTGTTCTGTCGTTGATTAGCGGTTGCTTGTATCAGTTTCCACAAATAAAGCCAGAAATGGACGACTATACGTTTATCAAGGAGCGAGTGGCTCAGCAATATCTTAATCAATATAACGCAACTTACGGACATTCATAACCATGGATATAAAAGAGCAAACCATACGTCTTATAGACGAATTGAAGGCTACCTGTGCCAATTACGGTATGGGAAATGATGGTAACGAGTATAAAATTATAACGCAGGTTTTCTTATATAAATTTCTAAACGATAAGTTTGGATATGAAATTAAAAACGCACGCAGCGAAATAGCAAAGAAAATCAAGGAAGCCGATAAATGGGAAGTTGCCTACGCAGAACTTTCTGATAATGAACGAATGTTATTACAAAGTTCGTTGAGTGCCGACGTACCTATTCTTGAGCCATATCATCTTATTTCCAACCTTTGGAATCAACAGAGCAAAGGCGACTTTGATACCATTTTCGACAATACCATGACCGATATTGCCGAAAAGAATGCAGATATTTTCTCTACTCAGACCACAGATAACACCAAAATACCACTCTTTGAAACCCTGACCAACTTTGTTACCGATACGGCTCATCGTGCTGATTTTGCACGCGCGCTGGTCGATAAATTGGTTAATTTCTCTTTTGAAGGAGCATTTGAGAAGCATTACGATTTCTTCGCCTCTATCTTCGAATATCTTATCAAAGACTATAACACCGCTGGTGGTGGGAAATATGCAGAATATTACACTCCACATGCTATTGCAACCATTATGGCACGCTTGCTTGTGGGGGATGAAACCGACTTGCACAGTCAAGAATGTTACGACCCTTCGGCAGGAACAGGTACACTCCTTATGGCACTTAGCCATCAGATAGGGCAAGACCGTTGCACTATCTTCTCGCAAGATATTTCACAACGTTCCAACAAGATGTTGAAACTTAATCTACTTCTCAATGGACTTGTATCATCGTTAGACTATGCTATCCAAGGCGATACCCTTGTAGCACCTTATCATAAAAGCGATGATGGACAAAGCTTGCGTCAATTTGATTTTGTTGTGAGCAATCCTCCGTTTAAGATGGATTTTTCTGGCACACGTGAAAAGATAGCTGCCCAACCTGCACGCTTTTGGGCTGGTGTGCCTAATATTCCTGCCAAGAAAAAGGAATCAATGGCTATCTACACTTGTTTCATTCAGCACGTTATCAATTCGCTAAAAGATACAGGAAAGGGAGCTATTGTTATTCCTACGGGGTTCATTACGGCTAAGAGTGGTATTGAAAAGAAAATATTAAAACGCATTGTTGACGAACGTTTGGTTTATGGTTGTGTGTCAATGCCAAGTAATGTGTTTGCTAATACTGGCACTAATGTCTCGGTACTATTCTTTGATAAATCGGCATCAGCCGATAAGGTGGTTCTCATTGATGCCAGCAAATTGGGCGAGGAATATAAAGAAAGCAATAACCAAAAGAAGCGATTGCGTGATTTTGAAGTTGAGCAGATTGTTACTACTTTTCGTGAATGTAAATCCGTTGACGACTTCTCGGTCTGCGTATCCTATGAAGAAATCAAAGAAAAAGGCTATTCTCTTTCCGCTGGGCAGTATTTTGACATTAAGATAGAGTATGTGGATATTACCGAAGAGGAATTTAACGCTCGTATGTCTGCCTTTCGTCAGACACTTACTCAGCAGTTTGCCGAAAGTCATAGACTTGAGGAGGAAATTATGCGTCAGCTTGACAACTTGAAATTTAATGAGAACGTCAGATTAGAATAATGGTTACAAGAGAAGAATTATTAACTCTACTTAATAGTACAGAAACGTATAGGATAGAGCGCACTGCCTCAATCACCAATATGGATAAATTTCAAGAGGCAATATGTGCGTTTTCTAACGATTTACCCAATTCCCGAAAAAAGGGATACCTTATTTTGGGCGCAGAGGATAATGGTTCTTTATCGGGGTTAAAGGTTGATGATAATCTGATGAAGAAAATTGCTGGTATCCGTTCTGATGGTAACATTCTCCCACTGCCAATGATGTCGGTAGAGAAATTTGAGTTCAACGAAGGAGATTTATTGGTCGTAGAAGTCTCACCAGCCTTACTCCCTCCAGTGCGCTATCGTGGACGGACTTTTATTCGTATAGGTCCACGACGTGACATTGCTACCGAGTCTGAAGAAAGAGTTCTTTTGGAAAAGAGAACATCTTATATGGCAACTTTTGATGCTATGCCTTGTTTTGGAACTTCCTTGAAAGATATAGATACATCGTTTATAGTTCAAGAATATCTTCCTCAGATTATAGATCCAGAAATACTATTACAGGATAAACGCCCTCTTAAAGAACAACTGGCATCCATCCATCTTTATGACATGGTGAATGATTGTCCTACTAATGCGTGCATTATTCTTTTTGGAAGAAATGCTTCTTTTTTCTTGCATGGCTGTTATGTGCAGTATGTGCATTTTGGAGGAGAAGACAATGGCAGCGAAATTCTAAACGAAAGACAAATAAGGGGAAGCCTTTATACAGTATTGCCCAAATTGGAGAGTTTCGTCAAAGATGCAATTGTCACGGCACGACCTGTGCCTATCAGTATGCTCCGTGAGCAGATTGTATTTAACTATCCAGAGTTGGCTCTTAGAGAATTGCTGATGAATGCTTGTATGCACCGAGATTATCAATCAAATATGCCTATCAGAATCTATCAGTTCTCCAATCGCATTGAAATTCTCAATGCGGGAGGCTTATACGGAGAGGCACGTCCCGAAAACTTCCCAACCATTAACGATTATCGCAATCCAGTGATAGCAGAAGCTATGCGAGGAATGAAATACGTCAATATGTTTAACCGAGGAATTCAGCGTGTAAAAAATATGTTGGCTGAAAATGGAAATCCAGAGCCATATTTCGATGTGAGTAAAATCACTGCTTTCGAGGTAACAATACGCCCATCTTGGTCACTTAACTTAGTCAGTGATGGAGAAAAAGTGACTAAGTCAGCGACTAAGTCAACCGAGATGATGAACGAGGTCATCGCCTTTTGTCAACAACCTCGGAGCCTTACAGAGATCATGAAACATCTACAATTGAAACATCGCAACAATGCAAAGTCTCGATACGTAGACCCATTGATAGAAGGAGGATTTATCGAAATGACCATACCAGATAAACCAAATAGTAGAAATCAAAAGTATGTGAGAGCTTCATCTTAGTCATTTTAACTTAGTCACTTGTGGTGACTAAGATGATTTTGACGAAGAAAGTACAAATACAAAAATGAGAACATCATCTTTAAGGCAAGTTCCAATTTGTGAATCGCAATTCACAAATTAGGCAGAAATGCCTGAAAAGTTGCGGAAAGCTGCACCAAGTATTGATGAATTAAAGAAATTGCTATGAACCAAAGTATCTCTCCAAAATATCAAATGGATATAGTTCAAAAGATAAGTACCAGTTTATTTGAGCAATTCAGGAGTTATGAAAATGTTGAAATGTATTTAACCAAATGGCATCAAGAAGAACGGGGTTGGAATAATTTCTGGGAGAACTTCCAGTTTTATTATAGAGATGAGGCAAAAAAGAAAATAGATGCAGCAAAAACACTCCATAATATTGATGGCGAAACATTACTGAAGATTGCAATTGATTTGGGGATAGAAACTCCTGATTATATCCCAAGCATACCAACTTTCAAAAATGAATTAAAGTCCAGTTATGAAACAGCAAGTCTAACATTTGAAAAAGCATTTAGAAATGTAGAGATAGATCCAAGCCTCGCTATCGGATTAGCAAATTCTGCCCTTGAAAGCATTATTAAGGAAATTCTAAAGGATTCAAGGATAAATGTAACATGGAGCGAAAAAGAGACCCTGACAAAACTCATTGTAAATATCTGCAAAGCATTCGGATTGCAGAGTAATGGGAATCTCCCAAAAGAGATAAAGACTTTAGCCAGTTCTCTAATAAATACAGGGAAAGCGATAGAGGATTTACGTAGTGATAAGACGGAATTTCATGGAAAAACTGATGGAGATTTAATGATTAAAGATGCAGTATATGCTTACTTTGTCGTCAATGCAACAACCACTGTTGGTTTATTTCTTCTCAATTTCTATAAATCTAATTATCCTCCAGTTAATAAGTCTGAGACGATTTCTGATGACGAACTTCCTTTTTAATCAAAACGGTAATGAAAAAATATAAACTTGGAGATTTAATAGAGGTAACAAGAGGAGCAAGCCTTAGTGGTGATTTCTATGCAGCATCGGGCAAATACATTCGTCTGACATGTGGTAACTTTGACTATCGCAACAACTGCTTTAAGGAGAACACTTCTAAGGATAATCTCTATTATACAGGAGAGTTCAGGGCCGAATTCTTACTTGACAAAGGAGATTTAATAACGCCACTAACCGAACAGGCTATAGGCTTGCTCGGTTCTACTGCATGGATTCCTGAAAGCGGAAAATACATTCAAAGTCAGGATATAGCCAAGATTACCTGCAACGAGGAACTACTTGATAAAAAGTTTGCCTATTATCTTATTTCCTCAAATATGGTAAAGCAACAACTAAGTGCGGCTGCCCAACAAACCAAAATCAGACACACTTCTCCTGATAAAATCAAAGACTGCACCGTATGGTTACCTCCTTTGGTAGGGCAAAAACAGATAGGGCAACTTTTATTTGATATTGACCGTAAAATAGAAATCAATCGTGCGATAAATCATAATTTAGAGGCGATGGCAAAGCAACTCTACGACTATTGGTTTGTGCAGTTCGACTTTCCAGACGAGGAGGGCAAGCCGTACAAGTCGAGCGGTGGTAAGATGGTCTGGAATGAGAAGTTGAAAAGAGAAATACCCCAAGGATGGGAAGTGTGCCCTATTAATAATAGGCTTGAAATCAAGTCAGGATTTCCATTCAAATCTGATACATATAAAACTTTTGGTCGCTATAAAGTTATTACTATTAAAAATGTCCAAGATGGTGAACTTGTAACATCTGGTTGTGATTATGTCGATGAGATTCCAAGCCGAGCAAACGATTACATATCTCTCAAATTTGGAGATAGATTAATTTCGCTAACAGGAAATTGTGGGAGATTATGTATCGTATGCGAAGAAAACCTATTATTAAATCAGCGTGTGGGATTATTGTATTGTGATGCAATATATTTGGAATACTTTTATAATTTCCTAAATAGTAATTCGATGAGAATGATGGTCGCTAATCTCGCAAATGGTGCAGCACAAGCAAATCTAAGTCCAGTTGAACTATGTAAAACTGACTGTTATATTCCAGACTACAATATATTGTGTAAATATAATAGAAAAGCAAATACGATTTGTAAAGCCATAATACAGAACAAGCACGAAATATTTCTGCTTATTAAGCAGCGGGACGAGCTTCTGCCCCTTTTAATGAATGGTCAAGTATCGGTAAATTATGATTTAGCGAACGATTAAGGGCTATTTTCTTTTCAAATGCTTCTAAGCAGTTGGCTACGGATGTTTGATTTTCAATTGGATACGGCTCAATCACAACAGTAGAGAGGGCTATATCTAATTGGAGATTCTTTATGCCTGATGTTTTTCCTTCGAAGTTGAAAAATATACCATTATTATATAGATATTGCCAATATTGATAGATAAAATATGAGTTCCAACCTTCTTTTACTCTAAAAGCAACACAAAAATTAGAGCAAACTACATCTTTTGACGCAGAAAGTAATTTCTCTGAGATATACACGGCACGACCTGTTGATTGGGTAGGACTTCCGCCAGATTTCTCTATTACAATGTCTCCTACTTGTAGTAATTTCTGTTGAAACGAACGGTCAGAGACATAACGAAGAGGGATATTAGCAAATTCATTGTTACTTATGGGTACAATATCTGCTCCCCTCACACAAAAAACAGCATGAGGGGTTTCTAAACTTGAGGATTCATTTCCCCAATCTCCAGCTATAAAAACATCAATAATCTCCGATAACTTCATTTTATTTCTATTTTACTACAAAGATACAGCTCTCTAAGAAAAATGACGAAGAAATCAAAGATAAAGTGGCTATAATCAACCTATAAACTTGCGATGTGCAATCTTTACGTTGGTTTGATTGACCATAGCATAGTGTAAAGTGGTATCAATCTTTACATGCCCTAATAACTTCTGCACTTGTTCTATCGGCATTCCCTTATCAATAGCCATTGTCGCTAATGTGCGTCTAAACTTATGAGGGTGTACTTTATTTATGCCAGCTTTACGCCCTAATTGCCGTAATCGCACTTCCACACCGCTTATCGTTAAGCGATTATGTGGGGTAGATAATGATACAAAAAGCGCAGGATTGGTGTCTTTTCGGCTTTCTAAGTAGCGTTTAAGGTGGATTTTTGTGCGAGCATTAAAATATACCTCTCGTTCTTTATTGCCCTTGCCAAAGACTACGCATTGCCGTTCCTGAAAATCTATATCTTCTCGGTTCATCTTTGCTAATTCACCTACACGCATACCCGTAGAAGCCAATAAATCAATCATTGCAAGGTCGCGTATCTCGTGGCAGGTATCTCGCAATACTTCCATATTTTCATCACTCAGCACTTCCTTTACTAGGCTTTCCGTTCTAACCTTGTGTATTCTTCGCACAGGGCTTTTACCAATATAGTCCTCGTCTTCCAACCATGCAAAAAAGCTGGAGAAGATGCGCCGAAGATTATCTATGGTAACACGGCTTGAAAGTCTTTCTTCTTGATAGTCAGAGAGGTAATTGCGAATGTCGTTTGTAACTATCACGTCTATCTTTTTGTTCAACTTTGCAAGCAGGGCTTCTATTGAGCTGCGATAATAATGCAATGTTTTATCAGAACAGCCTTCTATCTTCTTCGCAGAAATAAAAGCATTAAGCAATTCATTATTAGCCTTATTTCTTTGCGACACTTCATCGCCTAATGGTTTGATTTCTATGCTCTTAAAGTTGTCATTCAATACTGTATTAAGAAATAACAACTGCTCAGGACTCAAATTTTGAGCCATTGCAGTAACTATTCTCGTTTTTACTTCTTCTTTCATAGGATTTTTAGTCGTATTATACAAAAAATGAGCGAAAGGACAAAAAAAGTAAATCATAATTTACCGACACCTGACCGTTCATCAAGAGTGGCAGCAACTCGTCGCGCAGCTTAGTGAGTTGCTCTATTTGAGTTTTGTTTTTATTCATCTGTTTAATGATGGGATAAGTCTGATCGGCAAAAGACTTAAGCGCAGATGCATTAGGATATGGAATTTCCATTGATGCAATACTTGGAACTGTTAGCTGTTGCTGTATTGAACCATCTTTTCTAAATTTCAGACGATTAAAAATTTGATGTAGATAAACATCCCCTCCTATATCATTGGGGGTTACTGCAAGCAGCCTAATTATAGGGACATATCCAGCTTCTCGCATTACACAATATCCGATAGTTCCTCTAGCTGCAACTGTAATTCCTCGCTTAAGAATAGTTGGCTCTTTAGTATAACCATACAAGCCCTCATAGTCAGTTCCATTTGAATATATGGGAACTTGACAATCATTTGTTTTGTGCTTGGACCATACTTGAGGGCAATCTCCACCTGCTCTTATCAAAGCTATATCACCAACAAGCCTTTTAGGTAGCGTATTGATGTTCGATAAAAACCTGTAATCCATTATACCTGCAATCATCGCCTCTAAATTATGATTTA